GCAAGGCCTGCGAGCGCTATTTCGCAGCGATCACGCGGCGCGTGAAGGTCACGGAAATGGTGGACAGCGGCAAGCGCGACGACAAGGGCCATGTGATCCTCATCCCCGTGCCGGTGAAAAACACGCTGGGCGAAGAGGTCGAGGTGACGGAGTACATCATCCCGCCGAGCATGCACGAGCTGTGTGCCTTCCTTCGCATCGACCGGGCGACGTGGAGCCGGTACATGGGCGAGAGCGAGGAATTCGCGGCCGTCGGCGAGCGGGTGCGCGAGCGCATGAAGGCCTGGAACGAGCACGAGATGCTGACGCGGCCGGGCAAGGACCTGAAAGGAATCCTCTTCAACCTGACGAACAACTACGGCTACAGCGAGAAGAAAGAGGTCGAGCTCGGCGAGCGGGCGACAAAGACCGTGACGGCGGCGAGCATCCCGCTCGAGGAGCGGCAAGCGATGCTGCGCGAGCTGATGCAGGAGTTTGAGCACGATGGCGGCGACGAAGACGCGGACCTATGAGCGAGAGCTTGAGGTGGCGCTGTGGTGGCGGGACTTCCGCGCGACGAACAACGCGCACTTCCTGCCGCTGCTGTTCGACCGGCACCGCTACCTCGTCCTGAAAGGCGGCGGCGGCAGCGGCAAGTCGATCTTCGCGGGGCGCAAGGTGCTCGAGCGCGTGACAAGCGAGCCGGGGCACCGCTGGCTGGTGTGCCGCAAGGTGGCGCGGACGCTGCGCGAGAGCTGCTTTGAGCAGCTGCGCGGGCAGATATCCGACTACTACCCCGAGAGCGGGGCGAGAGTCAACAAGAGCGACATGAGCATTTCGTTTGCAAACGGCAGCAAGATCCTGTTCGCGGGCCTCGACGACGTGGAAAAGCTCAAGTCGATCTACGACATCACGGGCATCTGGATCGAGGAAGCGAGCGAGCTGGAGCAGGGGGACTTCGACCAGCTGGACATCCGACTGCGCACAGACTTCCCCTATTACCTGCAAATGATCCTGACGTTCAATCCGATCAGCATCACACATTGGCTGAAAAAGCGTTTTTTCGACCGCAAGGACCCGCGCGCGACGGTGCACGAGAGCACGTATCTCGACAACCGCTTTCTGACGGCGGAGGCCATTACGACGCTCGAAGCCTTCAAAGAGACGGACGAGTACTACTACCAGGTCTATTGTCTCGGCCAGTGGGGCGTGACGGGCAAGACGGTGTTCGACGCGAAAAAGGTGAGCGAGCGGCTGCTCATCGTCGAGCGGGCGAAGAAGCCGAGGCGCGGCTATTTCGAAAACGTCGTCAAGGAAGACGGCGTACACCTCGAGAGCTGGGCGTGGGTGGACGATCCGGACGGCGCGGTGACGATCTACGAGGATGTCGTCCCCGGCCGGCCGTATGTCATCGGCGGCGACACGGCGGGCGACGGCAGCGATTATTTCGTGGGGCAGGTGCTCGACAACATCACGGGCAAGCAGGTCTGCACGCTGCGACACCAGTACGACGAGGACACGTATGCGCGGCAGATGTACTGCCTCGGCAAGTACTACAACGACGCGCTGCTCGCCATCGAGACGAACTTCTCGACGTACCCGACGAAGCTGCTTGACCTGATGGGCTACCACAACCTGTACGTGCGCGAGGTGGAGGACGACTTCACAGGCAAGATCAAGCACGCCTTCGGCTTCCAGACGAACCGGCTGACGCGGCCGGTGATCCTGTCTGAGCTCATCCGCATTCTGCGCGAGAGCATGAGCACGGTGAACGACCGCGACACGCTGCTCGAGATGCTGACATTCGTGCGGCGGGAGAAAGACTTGCAGGGCGAGGCCGAGCCGGGCGCGCACGACGACTGCGTGATGGCGTTAGCGATCGCGCACTATGCGCGGCCCCAGCAGACGATGGAAATTAAGACTGCCGGCAGCGCGAAGAAAACGCGCTGGACGGCGGACATGTGGGAGGACTACAACAGCGCGAGCGAGACTGAGCGGGCAGAAATGCTGGCTCTCTGGGGCGAGCCGCGATGAGAGGGAGAAAAGACATGGAAGAAAAAGCAAAGACAAGCACGATCAGCGAGGAGCTGCGCGAGTGGCAGGCGCGCCTCAATGAAAGCGACGCCAAGTGGTCGAAAGAAGTCGAAAAAATGAACGAGCGCGAGGCGGTCTACAACGGGGACCGCACGATGCAGCCGCTCGTCCCCGGCGACACGCACCGCGACGGCACGCTGAAAAAGACAAGCCACGTGCGCAACATCACGTTTGAGAACATCGAAAGCCAGGTATCGAGCAGCATTCCGCAGCCGAAGGTGACGCCGCGGCGCAAAAAGGACGAGCACCTGGCCGACGTGATCGAGCACTTTCTGCGCAACGAGCTCGACCGGCTCCCGTTTGAGGCGCTGAACGATCTGGCCGAGCGGACGGTGCCCATTCAGGGCGGCGTGGGCTTTTTGGTCGAGTGGGACAACACAAAGCGCACGAGCACGACCGTCGGCGAGGTGAACGTGACGCTCATCCACCCGCAGCAGTTCGCGCCGCAGCCGAACGTCTACACGGGCATTGCTGACATGGATTATTTCATCGTCAAGGTGCCGACGACGAAGGGCTACGTCGAGCGCCGCTACGGCGTGCTGCTTGAAAACGAGGGCGAGAGCGAGCCGGATGTCCGCGGCGGCGACGGCTCCACGAGCAACCGAAACCTGACGCTTTACATCGGCTACAAGCTCAACGAGCGCGGCGGCATCGACCGCTACACGTGGGTGAACGACACGGAGCTCGAAAACCTCAAGGACTATCAGGCACGCAGGCAGCCGGTGTGCAAGAGCTGCGGCAAGGTAAAGCCGCTGCCGGGGCAGGAGGTAAACGGCGCGGCCTACTCAGGCGGTGCGTGCCCGTGGTGCGGCGGCAAGGACTGGGAGAGCAAGACGCAGGACTTCGAAGAGCTCTATGCGCCGGTACAGCGCAGCGACGGCACGTTTGTCGGCGGGATGCAGGAGACGGTGGACGAAAACGGCCTGCCGGTGCAGGCGCCGGTGCGCATCCCGTATTACCGGCCGGACCGCTACCCGATCATCTTGCAGCGCAGCGTGAGCGTGTTCGGTCAGCTGCTCGGAAACAGCGACGTTGACATGATCCGCGACCAGCAGAACACGAGCAACCGCATCGAGCAGAAGATCATCGACCGACTGATGAAGGCGGGCACGCGCATCACGCTCCCCGACCGGGCGGACCTGCGCACCGATCCCGAGGATGGCGAGCGCTGGTACATCGGAAAGCCGAGCGACAAAAGCCTCATCGACGTCTACGATTTTTCGGGCAATTTGCAGTACGAGCTCACGTATCTGGCGCAGGTGTACGAAGAGGCGCGGCAGATCATCGGCATCACGGACAGCTTTCAGGGCAGGCAGGACACGACCGCAACGAGCGGCAAGGCCAAGGAATTCTCCGCTGCGCAGGCGGCGGGACGCCTCGAGAGCAAGCGCGTGATGAAAAACGCGGCCTATGCTGAGCTTTTCGAAACGATGTTCAAATTCTGGCTGGCGTACTCGGATGAGCCGCGGCCGGTGACGTATAAGGACAGCACGGGCGAGACGATGTACGAGGAGTTCAACCGCTATGACTTCCTCGAAGAAGGCGAAGACGGCGAGCTGCACTGGAACGATCAGTTCCTTTTCTCGTGCGACACGAGCGCGCCGTTGGCGAGCAACCGCGAGGCGATGTGGCAGGAGACGCGGCAGAACCTTGAGGGCGGGGCCTTCGGCGACCCGACGGACCTTGAAACGCTCATTTTGTTTTGGGCGAAGATGGAGGAGCTGCACTACCCCGGCGCGGCGCAGACGAAAAAGCACCTGGAAGAAAAGGCGCAGCGGCAAGAAGAAATGGCCGCGCAGGCGGCGGCGCAGCAGGCGGCCATGCAGGGCGATATGCCGGACGGCGGCGCTGGCGTGCCGGACGAGCTGGCCGCGGCGATCGACGCGCAGGCACAGCAGGACGCCATGAACGCCGCGAGCGGGCAGGCGGAAGGGCTTTACACGCCGCAGTAAGAAAGGCTAAAGGCGCGAAAGATGACGCGCAGAGCATATGCCCCCGTAAAGGGGACGCCGCATCCGTAAGGCAGCAGAGCTGCCAACGGCTGCGCAGCCGCAGGGCAACAGCGGGAAAATGCCGAATCCGAAGGAAAGGAGGACACGGGCATGAGCGATAAGAGCGGTTACGTCGGCAGAATCAAGAACGGCGGCACGCAGGTCGTGAAAGCGCCGAACCAGCAGACCGACGCGAAGAAGGGCGTTATTCATACCGGCTCCGATTTGAGAACCGGCAAGAAGTAAGGCAAGCGGAAGCGCTTTACATGATTACCCCCCGCAAGGGGACGTCGCACGCGCAAGGCGGCGGCTATTCGCAGGGCGATAGCGGGAACATGCCAGAGAGGGAGAGAACATGGAATTCACGGAAAAAGACGTCTTTGAAGCGATGGGCCTGACGGTGCCGCCTGACGAGGCAGGCACGCAGCAGGAACCCACAGGCGCAAACGAGCTGGGTGCCGCTGCCCCGGCCGCAGAAGAGACCAACGGCACGCCGGAGGGCGGCGATACCGGCACGACGGGCGGCGAGGGCGCAGAGGGCGCCGCAACCGCTCCCGAGGGCCAGGACGGCGCGGAAGGCGCAGAAGACAACAACGATGCGGAGGGCGCGAAGAAGGAGCAGACCCCCGACGAGCGCAGAGCTCATGCGGCGGCGCGGCGCAGAGCCGAGCAGCAGGCCGCGGTGGACGCGGCGCTCAAGGCGCAGAGCGAGAAGATGGCCGCGGAGTGGAAGGCCTTTTTCGAAAGTGCGGGGCTCAAGAACACGATCACGGGCGAGCCCATCGCGACGAAGGAGCAGTTTGACGAATGGTCGAAGTCCTTCAAGCAGCAGAAGCTCGAAAGCGACCTCAAGGCCGGGAAGCTGACGCAGGAATCTCTCAATGAGGCGATCAGCTAGAATCCCGTCGTCAAGCGGGCAGCGGAGATCGTGGCGGCGCATGAGCGCGAGCAGGCCGCGGTGGAGCAGGAGAAAATGCAGCGCGCCATCGACGAGCAGATTAAGAAAATCCACGCGCTCGAGCCCGAGGTGAACGGCGTGGAGGATCTTTTGAAGCTGCCGGAGAGCGAGGAATTCTACGCGCACGTGAAGAGCGGCATGTCGTTTTACGACGCCTACCTCATCTCGACGCGCGAGCGGCGCGAGAAGGCGCTGGCCGAGGCGGCGAGAGCGCAGGCCTTGACGGGTCAGAGGGGTAAGGACCACCTGACCGGCGCGGCGGCATCCCGCGGCACGGGCGGCAAGGTCGTGACGAGCGAGGAGCTGGCGAGCTTCCGCATCTTCAATCCCACGGCGACGGACGAGGAGATCCGCACGTGGATCGAGAAGAACAGAAATTAACAAGACAAGGAGGAACGCAATGTTTATTCCCATCAAATCGACGGACGGGGCAATGACCCCGTTTGAGTACATCGAAGCGGCGGCGGGCACGTATCAGGTCGGCCAACTGCTGGGCGTGGCGGACGGCAAGCTGGCGGCGATCTCTGCCGACCAGGCGACCACGCCGCCCTATGTGTGCATGCAGAGCGGCACGGTGGCCGCGGGCGAGCCGCTGGCGGTGACGCGCGTGCAGGGCAAGTACACCTTTGAAACCGAGCTCGCGGCGGCCGCAGCGGCCGTGAAGGTCGGCACCAAGATCCAGGTGGCGAGCGGCGGTCTCAAGGCAAAGTACGTCACGGGCGCATCGGATGCGGCGGTGCCCGGCACGTTCGAGGTCGTGAGCCTTGAGGGCACGGCAGCGGGCAGCATGATCCGCGGCCGCTTTGTCTAAGGAAAACGGAAGAGAGGAGAGAAAGTAAGCAATGAAAATCATTTTTTCGGAATCGAGCAACCTGAACAACAGCATTTACGGCAACTGCCAGGCGCCGATCAAGATGTTCCTTGAAAAGCGCGGCGAGGAATTTGAGCAGAACAGCGTGCTCAAGAACCTGTTCCTGATGGGTTCTTCCAAGAACTACGGCGATGTGATGACCACGCTGACGGCCATGAGCGGCTTTGAGCCCGTGGGCGAGAACGGCGCTTATCCGCTGGACGGTATGCAGGAGGGCTACCAGAAGTTCCTCAAGTACCAGACGTGGAAGGATTCTTTCAGCGTGTCCAAGGAGATGATCGAAGACGGCAAGCTGCTCGACATGCGCAAGCAGCCTGCGGCCTTTATGACCTCTTACAAGCGCACGCGCGAGCTCTTCGGCGCGGCGCTGTACGGCGCGGCCATGATGGGCAACGGCAGCGTGACCTTTAAGGGCGTCAAGTTCGACCTGACGGGCGCGGACGGCAGCAACCTGTTCGCCAAGGAGCACGTGCCCAAGGTGAGCGGCGACAAGCAGTGCAACTGCTTCAAGGATGCGTTCAGCGTGGACACGCTGGGCAAGCTCGAGACCAAGATGCACCTGTTCCGCGGCGACAATGACGAGATCCTTGACGTGGCCCCTGACACGATCCTGATCCCCGAGAACGCCGACCTCAAAAAGGCGGTATTCGCGGCCATCGGCGCGGACAAGGACCCCGTGAGCGCGAACAACGCCTTCAACTATCAGTACGGCCGCTGGAACGTCATCGTGTGGCCGTACCTGAACCACTACATCACAAACGGCGTTTCCCCGTGGGTGCTGCTGGACAGCAAGTACAACGAGACCTACGGCGGCGCGGTGTGGAATGACCGCATCCAGCTTGAGGCGCGCTCGACCATCGACGAGAACACCGACGCGAACGTCTGGCGCGGCCGCAGCCGCTTCAATGCGTGCTTCAACGACTGGCGCTTTGCCGCCATCGGCGGTATCGCGGCGGGCAACTCGCTCTAAGGCAATAACCCCGAGGCGGGCGTGGGACAAGCCCCGCGCCCGCCTTTATCCATCATTGAGAGAGGAGAGAAGAACATGACGCCGAGAAAAGCGATGCAGCACGCCGACACGGCGAAGCCGAACGCCTTTCCCGAAGAGGAAAAATTCGAATGGCTCAAGGCGCTTGAGGGCAGGATCGCGGCGGACGTGCTGCTGGCGACGCCGGAAGAGCTCGAGCAGATCATGGCGACCGGCTATCCGGACAGCATGGACGAAGAGCTGCTGGTAAAGGCCCCGCACGATGAGCTGTACGTGCTGTACCTCAAGGCGAAGATCGATGCGGAGAACGGCGAGTACAGCCGCTATGCCGATTCGAGCCAGCTCTATAACGAGGCCTACGGCAACTTTGCCCGCTATTGGGGCAGGACGCATGAACCGGCGCAGGGCTACGAGAGGGGGTACGAGATCGTATGAGAGAGATCGAAGTGCGTGAGCTGCCGTATCTGCCGCTGGGCCATCAGGGCGAGAACGAGGCGCAGAGGATCGTCTGGCGCGGCCTTGCGGACAGTTGGGCGCGGCTGTACGGCGAGGGCGTCTTTACGCTGACGGTGCTGCGTGAGGGTGACAGCGCGCCGTATCCCGCGAGCCTTAAGAGCGAGAACGGTGACGTGATCTGGACGCTGAGCAGCGCCGACACCGCAAAGGCGGGCGAGGGCATGGCCGAGCTCACCTACACCGTGGGCGGCGCGATCGCCAAGAGCCGGACGTGGCGCACGGTGGTTGAGCCGTCGCTGAGCGCAAACGGCACGACCAAGCCGCCTCCGGCCTACCAAAGCTGGGTAGATGAGGTTTTGCAGGCGGCGGCGGATGCGGAGACGGCGGTTTCCAAGATGCCATACGTCGACGAGACCACGGGCAACTGGTTCAAGTGGGACGCCGCGGCGGGCGCTTTTGCCGACACGGGCGTTGCCGCGACCGGGCCGCAGGGCGAGGTCGGGCCCAAGGGAGATACCGGCGCGCAGGGCCTGAAGGGAGACACCGGTGCAACCGGCCCGAAGGGCGACACGGGCGCGACAGGTGCGCAGGGCCCCAAAGGTGATACCGGCGCGACCGGCGCGACGGGGCCGCAGGGCCCCAAAGGTGAAACCGGCCCGCGCGGCCCACAGGGAGAGCAGGGCATTCAAGGCGAGACCGGCCCCGCTGGCCCGCAGGGCACAAAGGGCGACAAGGGCGATGCCTTTACCTATTCCGACTTCACGGCGGCACAGCTTGCCGCGCTGAAAGGCGACAAGGGCGATACCGGCCCCCAAGGAGAGAAAGGTGACATCGGCGCGACCGGACCGACCGGCCCCGAAGGTCCGCGCGGCCCGAAGGGCGAACAAGGCCAGCAGGGGCAGACCGGCCCGCAAGGAGAGACGGGGCCAGCAGGCCCCAAAGGGGACACCGGCAAAGGCTTCAAGGTGCTGGGCTATTACGGCACGAAGGCTGCGCTGGACGCCGCGCAGAAAGCGACCGCAGCGGCGGGCGATGCCTACGGCGTGGGCACGGCGGAGCCCTACGACATCTACATTTTCGACGGCATTACCGGCGAGTTCATCAACAACGGCCCCTTGCAGGGCGCGAAAGGCAACACGGGCGAGCGCGGCCCGCAGGGCATTCAGGGCCCGAAGGGAGACCCCGGCAAGGACGGTGCCAAGGGTGCGGACGGTCTGCCCGGGAAAGACGGCGCAGACGGCGCGCCGGGGAAGGACGGGACGAACGGGCGCGACGGCGTGACGTTTACGCCCGCGATAAACGCGGCGGGAGACCTCTCGTGGTCGAACGACGGCGGCAAGGCGAATCCTGAGACCGTGAATCTCAAAGGCCCGAAGGGTGACACGGGCACACGGGGGCCCGCCGGTGCTGACGGCGCGAAGGGAGACACCGGCCCCGAGGGGCCAAGGGGGCTGCAGGGAGAACAGGGCCCGCAGGGACAGACCGGCCCGCAAGGCGAAACCGGCCCGCGAGGCCCTGCCGGGGCGGATGGTGCGAAGGGCGCGGACGGCGCAAAAGGCGCGACCTTTACCCCTGCTGTGTCCGCGGCGGGAGACCTGAGCTGGACGAACGACGGCGGGCTTGCGAATCCCGCGACGGTCAACATCAAAGGCCCCAAGGGAGACCAGGGCGAAAAGGGCAAGCAGGGCGAGAAAGGCGAGACCGGTGCGACCGGCCCGCAGGGCCCCGCAGGCCCCGTCAATGTCCCCTCCACCACCGCCCTCCTCAAGGGCAACGGCTCGGGCGGCATCGTGGCGGCAACGCGCGGCAGCGACTACATCGCATCCGGTAACATCGTCAAGCAGACACTGGTGAACGTTGAGACCACGCCGACCGAGAACTACGCCATCAACTGGCTGTACGGCTAAGGAGGCGCAGAGATGGAGATTTACATCAAAGATGAGCACGGCGAGAAGCACAGAATCAAGGCTGTGTACGTTTTCAAGGACGGTGCGCCTGTGTACATCAAGGAAGGTACGCCGCTGCATTACGCCGTGACCGAGTACGCACGGCTGCGTGGGCTGTCTGTGGAGGCGCGGAGATGGCAAATGTAAAACTCGGCACTAAGGCTGTCGGCAGCATCGTCAAGCTGAAAGTCAACGGCGCGGCGAAAGAGTTCATTGTCGTGCATCAGGGAAAGCCGAGCAGCATGTATGATGCAAGCTGCGACGGGACGTGGTTGCTGATGAAGGACATCTTCGAGGCCACCCGATGGCACAGCTCGGATGTGAACAATCTGGAGAACAGCACCATCCACAGCATACTGAACAGCACGCTCTTGAACGCGTTTGAGAGCAACATCAGGGACGCAATCAAGCAGGTGAAGATTCCGTATCGCAAGAACGGCGGTTCCAGTGGCTCGGATCAGAGTGGTGCTAACGGCCTGCTCTGCAAGATTTTCCTGCTGTCCGGCTACGAGATTGGCTTCACGACCAGCGATAACTCCTACTTCCCGGTAGACGGTGCGAAGCTGTCCTACTTCGAGGCCGGAACCGGTTCGTCTGCGCTGAACAAGCGCATTGCGTACTGGAACGGCTCGGCCGACTACTGGTGGCTCCGCTCCCCGGTCACCTACAGCACCAGCTTGGTGTGGCTCGTCAACTACGACGGCGTCTGCGAGGCCAACAAAGCATCCAACTCAGCTGGCATCCGCCCCGCGCTCATTCTTCCGCCCGACATGGAAGTCGACAGCTCCGGCAATGTCACGCCACCCCCTCCCGCTACACACAAGACCCTCGTCAATGGCACAGCCTATGAAATTAAGGGCGGCAAGTGCATGGTCAACGGCACGGTGTACAACATCCTCAAGGGCAGGACGCTCATCGGCGGGACAGGGTATGATATCAACTTTGAGCCGGATGTGAGCTTGACGTGGTACTTCAATCAGACACTTTCAATCCCTGTTTCTACTACGTCAACCACGTTTAGCACACGCGCACACTACGAAGGAGGCTCCAAAACAATTACAGGAATCCAAATAATAAACAGGGGGGACAATCCCAACATGTCATATTTGGGAAGCGGTTTTGCCTCCACTGCATGGGACCAGCGTCGCGGGTGGCGCGACACAGCATACCGCACCATTACTTTCGACGAAGCCCCCTCGGGCGATCTTCTGGCGTGGCTGCAAGAGAACGCCACGCCGCAATAGAAAGGAGCACACATGAGTATCCACATCAAAGTCAACAACACGGAATACCCCGCTACGGTCAACGGCAACCGTACTGACCGCTCGTGGGACGGACGTGACACCAAAACCATCTACCTCACCATGTCCCACGACGCCGTGGCGGCACTGCTGCCCGACAATACGCCGTGGAGCATCGTGCAGCGCGATATGGTGGACGTGCTGGACGAGCAGGGGAAGCCCACGGGCGAGACCAAGGAAATCGTCAATGAGTACGACAACAGCGAGTACAGTCTTGCGGGCGACATCACCGACCACCGCGACGGCACGGTATCCATTAAGATGGGCAAGCCCACGGAAACCGAGAGCGCCAAAGCGACTGTTACCGCCCTTGCGGGTGAGCCGGTCACGTATGCCCGCGCGATGAAGCTGCGGCCCATCATCGAGCAGGCGGCGGTCAGCCTGAGCGACGGCGAGGCGGCAAGCGTGCCGGAACTCATCACAGCATGGGCGTACCCCGTTGCTTACGCCGAGGGCGACCGCAGGAGTTACGGCGGCAAGGTATACAAGGTACGCCCCGGTCAGACGCATACCTCGCAGGCCGACTGGACGCCGGACAAGACCCCGGCCCTCTGGGCGGTCATCGACGTTACCCACGCGGGCACGCAGGATGACCCCATCCCCGCAAGCCGCGGCATGGAGTACGAGTATGGCAAGTATTACCTCGACAGCGAGGACGGCAAGACGTACAAGTGCGAGCGTATCGGAGAGCAGTCCGGCAACAAAATCACTCTTCAGTATCTTCCTCACGAGCTGGTGGGACAGTATTTCACGGAGGTCTAATGTATGAAAATGCTGAAAGCTATCCGTGACGCGGACGCGCTGCGGCCTAACAAATTGAGCACGCCGCGCAAGGCGGAAATTCTCATGGTGCTTGAGCACCGAATCGCCGAGATGATGGGGGAGGAAGCCCCCGTTCTCAAGGTGAGCGTGGAGGATGACACAGCAAGCGTCGATGATATGGAATTGCTGCTGCCGGACGGGCACAACGAGTGTTACCACCTATATCTGGCAGCGCAGCTCGACGCCTACAATCAGGACAGCGCGCTCTATGCCAACGACCACGCCATTGCCAACGATGCGGTGGCCGATGCTATGGCATGGTGGCGGCGCGAAAACCGCAAAGAAAGCAAGGGCAACTGGAAGGTGTGATGACAAGTGCCGACGACATTTCAGCTGGTGGAGACGACCTTCCCGAACGGCGAAGGCAAAGACACGCAGGAGCAGATCAACGGGGTCTATGACTACCTTTTCGTGCTTCTGGAACAGCTTCGGTATACGCTCTTCAATCTGGACGGGAGCAACATCAACCAGAATGCACTGAGCGAGTTTATCAAGAATATTTCCGAGCCGATCTACGCCAAGATCGAGGATACGGACAAGAATGTGAACGAGTTGTCTATCACGGCAAAAGGCCTTGCGGGACGCATCAGCGACGCAGAGGGGAATATCACGCAGCTCGGCGTGACGGCGCAGGGCTTGCAGGCGAGCATTTCGAGCCTTGACGGCAGCGTGACGAACCTGACGGCGGATGTCAACGGACTGCGCACGCAGGTGAGCGGGAAGATCGACGGCACGGCGGCGCAGACGCTCATCGACCAGAACTTGAATCAGATCACGTTGGCGGCAACGAGCGGCAGCAACGGCACAGTCTTTGCGCTGAACAAAAACGGCGTGCAGATCGCGAGCACGGGGACCATCGATCTACACGTCAAGGCAGTCAACATCGACGGCACGCTGACGGCGGGTGCGCTGCGCGGCGGGAGCGTGAGCCTGCTGGCCGGAGATACCCCTGTCGGCAGCATGGATCTTGCCTACACGGGCACGGGGCAGGTCGGCGTCGGTCTGACGGCGACCTATGGTGGCATGAAGATGCACGCAGCGGGAAATATCTTTCTTGAATCCGAGCTGGGGCCGTTTGCATTGATCGGAAAAGACGATGCCAGCGACTACCCTGTCGTCTCGCTCGGCGGCGGCTATCTGGTACTGAGCGGCAACTACATGTTCGGCGCTTCGCCGCCAAGTGCCGCGCCGTATGGTACGGTGTTTTTCCTTGAGGAGTGAGAGATGGCGAGCTTTTATTGTACGCTGTCACCGGTCGACGGAGACGGGACACAGCTCAGCGTCTACGCACGGTTTACTGGCGGCGCGTCGGATTACACGTATAAGCGCTCAATCGACATCCGCATCACGGGCATCGGGACGTTCTCGTTCGATTCGAGCGAGGTCGGCGGTGGGACGAGCACCTTTGTCGGCACGATAACAGGGCTATCGCCGGGGACGACATACGAATGGATATGCAACATGTACTACTGGGGCGGATCGTGGATCGTCTCAGATTACAGCGATTCCGGCACGGCAACGACGTACAGCGGCGGCGGCAGCGGAGGCAGCGCGAAGGCGGTCATCAACGTCGGGACGTATTATAACCCAAACTGGAAGAGATACCGTGCGATCGTCAACATTGGGACGTATTACAACACAAATTGGCTATCGGTTCGACCGGTCAACAATTACGGGAGCTATTCGCAACCCAATTGGAGGTAAAGAGCATGAATGAAAAGATCAAGCAGGAAGCGGCGCACGCGATGCGCCTGATCGGCATTTTGAACGTCAACGGTGATGCCGTCGACGTGGTGGCAGCGGTGCGCCAGTCGCTTCGCAATATCGTGACGATCTGCGATGCGACAGAAGCCCCGGTGGGCGAGGAAGGCGATACGCAGGGCGAAGCAAGGGGAGCGGTGAAAGATGAGACTGCCTGAGATCACGGCATATACGAACCGGCGCGTGCAGCAGGAGAAATTCGGCGGCATCAACCACACATTCGGCGCGGCGGGCGGCGAGCTCTACGACATGAAGAACCTGTCGGCGCGATACTTCCCGCTTCTTGCTCCCCGTGCGCGGCGCTATACCGTCCGCAAGGGTATGGGCAAGGCAAACGGCATTTTCAGCGCAGGCAAACTCTACGAGGTATACGGAACGAAGCTCTACATCAACGGCGAAGAGAAGACGATAGTCGCAGATAGCGAAAAGACTTTCTGTGCACTTGGCGAGCGCGTGCTCATCTTCCCCGACAAGATCGTGTGCGAAAAGGACGGCACGATCAAGCCGATGGAGGCGAGCTACGCCGCGGCGGGGCTGAAATTCGGGAATGGCACGTATGCTGACGAAAAGGCGGCAGCAAACAGCATCACGACGACCGGCGCGGCGTTCCCGTTCAACGTGGGCGACGCCGTGACGATCTCGGGCTGCACAAAGGAGACCTACAACAACCGCACACCCATCATCCGGGAGATCAGCGAGGACAAAAAGACGCTGCGCTTTTATGAAAACACCTTCCGCCTGCCCGACGGGCAGGAAAGCATCACGGAGCCTGGAACAGTCACGCTCAATCGCAGCGTGCCCGACATGGATTTTGTCTGCACGAACGAGAACCGCGTGTGGGGATGCAAGGGCGACAGCATCTTTGCTTCAAAGCTCGGCGACCCGTACAACTGGAACGTGTTTGACGGGCTCTCCACGGATGCGTTCAGCGTGGAGAGCGGCACGGCAGGAGCGTTCACGGCGTGCGTGAGCTATCTTGGCTACCCGTGCTTTTTCAAAGAAGACAAAATATTCAAGATGTACGGCACGGTTCCGACAAACTTCCAACTCATGTCAAGCGCGGTGCTCGGTGTGATGAGGGGCAGCCACAAGAGCCTCGCCGTGGCGGGGGAAACGCTCTATTACCTCTCAAAGGTCGGCATCATGGCGTACAGCGGCGGCATGCCGCGCTGCATCTCCCACACGCTGGGCGACGATGTGCGCCTCTCTGACGCGGTGGGAGGGAGCGACGGCCTCAACTACTACGTGAGCCTGAAAGAGGATGGCAAGGCGGCGTTGTACTGCTACAGCAGCGAGAACGGCGTGTGGCATAAGGAAGATACGCTTGCCGTGGTGCAAATGGCCTATTCGGGCGGTATCATGGCCTTAGTAGACGGTGGGTGCGTGCTGCTGGGGAATCCGGCAGATATCCCGACCGGCGCAACACGCGAGGGCGCTGTTATTAGCGAGGCGGAGTTTGCCGACTATGACGGCGGCTCATTCGACGCGAAGCACGTGCAGCGCGTTCGGGCGCGGCTGGAATGCGAAAAGGGCGCAACGGTCGTGTTCCTTGTCAAGTTCGACGGCGGCGCGTGGGAAGAGGTCGACCGCTGCGGGGCACAGGAGAAAGACGTTTTCACTCTCGACTGCCCGATCCGCCGCTGCGACCACTTTAGATTAAAAATCAAAGCCACAGGAGAATACCGGCTCTATGCGCTCGAGTACGAATACGTGACGGGCGGCAGAAAGTGAGGGGACAATGGCAGACAATTTCAAACACAAGAATACAGACCTGACGCTCATCAACGATTCGGGGGACCTTGATCTCATCCGGCAGTATACCGAGGCATACAACAAGGCATATGCCGATGGAGACAAGGCGGGCCAGCAGGCGGCGCACGACGCAGCGGAGAAAATTCGCGCGAAGTACGACTATTCCGGCGGCGTGGACGGCAGCAAGTACATCAAACTCGGCACGGGCGCGAGCCCTGCAAAGGCTGACACGAGCTGGCTCGATAAGCTGGGCGACAGCAACTACAACTACGATCAGAGCGGGCAGATCAGCGCAAAGCTCGACGCGCTGCTGAATCGCACGCCGTTTTCCTACGACGCGGCGAGTGACCCGCTCTATCAACAGTATCGCAAGCAGTACACGCGCGAGGCAGACCGCAGCGCTGAGGATGTGCTCGGCAAGGCGGCAGTGATGACGGGCGGGATGCCGTCCACGGCGGCGGTGGCAGCGAGCCAACAGGCGAGCGACTACCAGATGAGCCAGATGACGGACAAGATCCCCGAGCTACAGCAGCTTGCCTATAGCATGTATCAGGATAAATTGAGCGGCGACCGCGCCGACTTGAATACGCTGATTGGGATTGAGGACAACAACTACAACCGCTGGCTGGCTGACCGCAACTATCTTTACCAGCTTGCGCGCGATCAGGTGGGCGACCAGCAGGCGGCGGATGCGCTGGCGTATCAGAAGCAGCAGGACAAACTGAACTATGACTACCAGAAGGAACGCGACGCCATCGAGGACGCACGCTATAATGCGGAATGGCAGTATAAATTGCAGCAGGCCGCGCAGTCGGCGGCAGGGAAGGCAAGCGGCGGTGGCTCTCGCCGGACTTCCAGTGGCGGGACACGTAGCGGAGCTACCGGCGGAGCGATGGACTACGAAGGTCTGTTTGCTGCAGCACAGGCGAGCGGGAACCCCAAGAGCTGGCTTGCACAGAAGGCTAACTACCGGAAGTACGGCTTTACATCTTCGAGCGGGCTCTATTCCGACTATGAAAACTGGCTGGAAGGTCAGAACGGTGGCAGTTCAAGCGAAGGCTATAATTCGAGCAATTTCAATGCGGCTATGAGCAGTCTGCGCACGATGCTTGCACAGGGGCGTACCGATTATGCTGTCGGAGGTATTGATTCTTTCTGGGATAAACTGAGCGACGAGCAGAAGGCGCGCGTGCAGAAGATGCTGAACGAATACGGGCTGACTTACACGGAGGACTGATATGGGAAAGCTGGTAGCACTGAACACCAATAACGAAGAGAAGAAATTAAAGACCGAGCAGTCAATTGCGACCACTGTTGCGCAGGGACGGCGCGGGAAATTGATGCAGACCGGGAGCGCGAGCGCCCCGGTCTCTTCTCCACCTACAGTATATCGCACGAGCCCGGTGAAGACGACGCCAGTGACGCGGCAGAATGTCGTGATGCCGAAGACGCCCACGCAGGGCGGCGCAAGCCCGATGTTCCGGCAGCAGAATGTCGTGACGCCGAAGAACCAGAATGCGCTTGCGCAGGGCCTCGGCAAGGGCGCTTTGCAGCAGCAAGAGGCGAAGAACTACCAGAGCGAAAAAGCCTTCAATCAGCATGTGAAGGACGTGAAGCCGCAGACGGTCACGCAGCGCGTCGGGAATACGCTCAAGGGCGCGGCGAAGACCTACGGCGCTGGCTTTGCCAATCTCAGCGGCGTGGCGGCGCAGGGGCAGGGCGGCACAGCGATGTCGCCGGTCTATCGCGCTCAGGCGGAGACGCTGGACCAGCAGATTGCGGCATTGGAAGCGACGCTGAGCGACCCGTCGATGACGGCACAGGATATTGCCGACACGAAAGAGGCGATTGCTATCGCTCGCAGCGAGCGTGAGAAGTACGGCAAGATCATCGAGAGCGGGGAAAGGGCCGCAGCGGGAGCCTATGACATCGCTGACAGGCTGGCAGACAGCGGCGCAAAGGATATCAATAAGGCGAAAAGCGGGCTGGGCAAAGTCGGACAACTCGCCGTTGACGCGGGTGTCGCGGGTGCGCAGATGGGGATGGATATTGCCCTCACGCCTTTTATGGGCGGCAGTGCGCTTTTCCCGATGTTCATGCGCAGCGCGGGCGGAGGCGCGCAGCAGGCGCGCAGAGCGGGCGCAACGCATGAACAGCAGGTCAACTATGGCCTTGCGAGCGGTGCACTCAGCGTGGCAACCGAGAAGATCGGCAACGCGGCAGCGCCGTTCAAGAAAATGTTCGGCAGGGGCTTTTTAGATAGCGTCATCGAGCGCACGATGTCGGGGCTCAATAACAGCGCGGCGGGCAAGATCGCGCTGTCGTTCATTGAAGAGGGCGGCGAGGAAGTGATCGAGGATCTTGTCCAGCCCGCGCTGCAGATGATCTACAACGGCAAGACGCTCGGTGGGAGTTACAGCGAGCTGGAAGCGGCGGAGGTTCTGAATGACTTCCTTGTTGGCGGCATTCTCGGCGGTATTGGTGGCGGCGTGGAAGCTGCGGCAAACCGATTCGCGCGCTTTGATAACTCCCTGGGTGAGAGCGGGCGAAAAGCGATTCGCGGCTCGTATCAGGAGGGCGAGGACACGGCACAGCACGTGAAGGACTTTATCCCTGCCTACAATGCGGGCGTGGAGGGAAAGGCGAACCCGAACCCGACGAATGAGACGGCCTATGCAGGCTATGTCGCGGGGCAGAACGACGCGAAGAAAGAGGCAGGAACGGGCGAGCATATTGACGGCCGTACGAAGGAAAATGTATCGAGCAGAAATGTAAACGCTTTCCAGTTTGACCACCCCGAGCTGCACGGTTATTACAGTACGGCGGCAGAGCAGATCGCCGGTATCGCTGATATAAGCCTTTCGCGCGGACAGCAGAAGGGCGCGCGGCAGCGGACGGCAAACGGATACCAGAGAAACAATCAGATATTCGAGACCCCCGCCATGCGCAAGGCGATGAACGAGGGCCTGACGCGCACGCAAATCATTGATGCAGCGCAGCGCATCATCAACGATAATGGACAGGAGAATGTCAAAGCGGCGAAAACGCTCGAGATCGTTCTTGACGACATGCTGACGAATGGGTACACTGCTGTTGATGGAACGGCGGTTGCCCCCAATACGGATTATATTGCAGCAAAGCAGCAGATCGCAGGCGCAGAGGTGCAGGCGACCGGCTTTGACAAGTATGTAACTGACAACCGCCTTGCCCTCGAGACAGGAGATGTGACAATGGATGAGCTGCGCACAGAATATGCGCAGCAGGAAGGAGCCGAACATGGAGAAGCAGTACATTTACGCAACGGCAGCGAACGGGATAACGGTGCGGATCCCCGCGGAGAAGTACGAGGCGTGGAAGAAGGCGCAGGACGAAATCCGGGCCGGAAGGAAGGGCGACACTTCGCAGACAGCGAAGCAGCTTCGCTCGATTATGGAGAAAAAGTAAGCACTGCGAGCTTCGGCATCGGCAGAGGCGCATTCAATGACAGCGTCTATCTTGTGAAGAACGAGACGGCGGAAATGCGCAAGGCGAAGGACCTCGCCAAAGAGCGCGGCCTGCGCGTGACGTTTTTTGCCGGAAATAATCTGACGTTCCGTGACAAGAGCGGGAAAACGTTCCAGGTGCGCGGCTACGTTTCAGGTGACCGCGTATTTATCCGTGCGGATCATCCGGAATTTACGTCGTACCAGATCATGCGGCATGAGGCCGGACATGATATGATCGCAAAGGGCGAAGTCGATTTGAACGAGGTACGCACGCGCATCGATAAGACCTTTACCGGCGGTGAGGTCGACTCCCTCTGCACGGCGTATGCAGACGCTTATGCCGGCACCGAAATGACGGCGCAGGAAATTTGGGAAGAGGTGGTTTGCGACAGCCTCGGCGATATGAACATTTTCGCCGACAGTGAGATCAGCGATGCGGCAGCGTTTCTTCTTGCGCATATCAAGGTGGAGAGCGAAACCGTTGCGCAGGAAAGCACGCGTGCGCCGCCAAGCAAAATAAATGGCAGGGCGAGCATTGAAGAGGCTGCCGATGGCAAAAAATATGTCCGCGCCGACAGACAGGTCATTTTTGGAAATGACCCGCAGAGTTGGAGCGAACAGCTGGAAGACTATATTAACGGGAAAATCCGCCGTGGACAAGACGTTAAGCTTATCGGCGCGGATGGCGACGAATTGGTTCTGACTGCGACCTCGGCAGGGAAACTGAGCGACAACCACACCAGCGATGGGCGTACTATGAGCGAGGCGGCATTTGAGCGAAAAGTAAATGCAGCATCGCATATTGACGAGTTGGCGCAGGTTTCTGTCAAGGGGGACAGGAACGTTGTAGATCATAACAGTCGACATGGAGACATGGCAAGTAGCGGTTGGAATTATCGCACGGCGTTTTTCAAAGACTTTGACGGGAAATATTACAAGGTTACGATATCGACGGCGCAGAGCGCAGACGGTAAGATGATCTATAATATTGGGCAGATGCAAGAAAGAAGCATCCCCCAAATTAATGGCTCTTCCGCTGCGGACAGCGGCGCTCTGCGAGGGAATGCTTCTGTAGATAGTCTATCTCGTGGCGTACAAAATGTCAAGCTGAAGTTCAGCATGGAAACGCCGGTCGAAGAGACTGACAAACTGATCGCCGTCCACAACAAGGATGAGGCCAGCATCATGTCCGCGCTGAAGCTGGGCGGCCTGCCCATGCCCTCTATCGCCATTGTAAAAGCCAGGGACGGGCACACCAAGTACGGCCCCATCTCCCTTGTGTTCAGCAAGGACACCATCGACCCGCAGCTATTCCGCGCCAACAAGGTGTACGGTGGCGATGCCTGGACGCCGACAGCTCCGCGAGTAGATTACCCCGTGAACAGCAAAAAGGCATCCCAGGTGGAGCACGAGCTGCACCGGCTGGCCGGGGATGTCTCCGTGGCCGGGGGCATCTTCGGGAACAGCGCCGCCCTGCGCTCTATGGGCATCGACAACACCAGCACCAGGAGCACGGCAGAGATGGCGGAGAAGCTGGCCTCCACGGACACGGTGCGGGCGGCCTATCTGGCAGACCAGGGCAAGAGTCTGGAGCCGGTGAAGATGGACAAGGTGTGGGACAAGTTCGGTAACGACACCCTGCAAAAGGTGGTTGACCGCCTGGGCGTGAACACGCTGGCTGAAATCGAGGCCAACCTGGAGACCGGTGAGAGCGTGAAGGACGCCCTGGGCGAGAATGCCGAGGTCATCCGCGACATTCTCCGGGACTACTACCGGGAACAGGGCGAACCCATGCTCCGCAGAATGGCCGTCAAGAGGCATTGGACCGACGCGGAGATCAACGAAAGACGGCAGAACCGCATCGACAATTCCATGGACGGCGTTTCCATCTTCACCCTGGAGGACATCGTTCACCACGCATGGGATATGTACCAGGACGGCGGCGCGACCAAGGGCGAAATTGACCGGATGGCTACCTCTGACGCGCTGCGCAGCTCCGTGGATGACCACGCCGTTGAGGAGTGGATTGCCGGGAAGCTGGACGGCCTGCTGGGCGAGGCGGGCATCTACAATGGCAAGGACCCCTACACCCCCTCCGGCAATCTCCGCAGCTTCTCGCAGCTCCACTATGCCTACACCCTGGAGAACATCGTCAAGGCGATGAAGGAGGGCCAGGAGGAGCGCGGCGGCAACACCTGGGGCGCAAGCGCCAAGACCCTGCAATCCGTGGCGACGCCGGAATACCGCAGCATCCAGGAGATCAAGGCGGACAGTGGGCGGCTGGGCATGGACGAGGGGACCGAGTATGAAGCAAAGCTCCAGGCCATTGATGACCAGATCGGCAGCATCATCACGAAGATCAAGCAGGGAAACAAGGCTCATTCCGACAATTCCTTCGTCGAGAGCGACATCATCGGCAGCATCCTGATGGAAACGTCCAAGGGCAAGAGGACGGTGGACGCTATCATGCGGGCCTTCTCCAAGGAGGGGTACAAAATCAGCAGCCAGACGGCCCAGGACATCCAGGCCGTCTACCAGGAGGCGGCGGAAATGCCCACCGGCTACTTTGAGGCCAAGCCCCAGCGCGCCGTTGGGTTTGACGAAGTTTTGGCAGCGGTGATCCCGGACAACAGCAGCGACCGTCTGAAAGCCGCATTGCAGGATGCCGGGGTCAACACGGTGGAGTATATCGCCGGAGATGAGGCGGACCGTTTGGAAAAAGTCAACAGCGTGGATGACGCAGCATTCTCCCGCGAGATCCCTGAGGCAAACTACGAAACGTTGAAAGAGAAGTACGGATATATCCCGGCGGGCGAGCGTGCATACCGCGAAGTGCAGGTACCGAAGAAGACGGCGGATGACAAATACGTCAGCCGCACGATCCGCACGGTGCTGGAAGCAAAGGCCACGCCGGACGCAATGGTGCCGACGTTGGAACGAATGGTGGCAAAAGGAGAGTTCTCCTACGGCCGCTATACGGACAAGCAGGCCATTAGTGACGCAGAAAGCCGCATAAAAACCGAGGGTTGGCAAAAGACCTTGAACAAGTGGAAAAGTTCCACCAAAGAGGGAATCAGCAAGGAGAACACGGCTATTGGCTGGGCACTCTACAACAATGCAGCGAACAGCGGTGATGTTGAGACAGCTATCGACGTGCTCGACACCATCGTAAAGCGCCAGAGAAATGCGGCACAGGCGTTGCAGGCAACGCGGCTGCTCAAGCAGCAGGACCCCGGTACGCAGCTTTATGCGGCGCAGCGCAGCGTGGAGAACTTGACAGAAGATCTCAAAAAGCAGTACGGGGAAAAGGCTCCTGATCTTAAAATCGACCGCGACCTCGCTGAGGAGTTCCTGAACGCAAAGGACGACGATGCGCGCACCGAGGCGATGAAGGAAATCTATCGCGATATCGGCAGACAGATGCCGAGCCGCTTCATTGACAAATGGAACGCTTGGCGCTACCTTTCGATGCTTGGCAATCCACGCACGCATGTGCGCAACATCGTTGGCAACGTAGGATTTGTTCCTGCTGTCACGGTAAAGAACGTCATCGGCGCAGGCATTGAGAGCGCTGCGAACGCGGTGAGCGGCGGCAAGGTCGGACGCACGAAGGCAATCCTGACGACGAAGGACGCAGGGCTTATCAAGGCGTCATGGAGTGACTATGCCAACATTCGCGAGCAAGCTCTCGGTAGCGGCAAGTACAATGATAATGTCAATGTGCGACAGGAAATCGAGGAAGGGCGCACGATCTTCAAACCGAAACTGCTGGAAGCGATGCGCAAATTCAACAGCACGGCGCTGGATGCGGAAGACGCATGGTTCTCTAAGCCGCATTACGCGGCGGCGCTGGCGCAATTCTGCAAAGCAAATGGCATTACCGCGGAGCAGGTCTCTGGCGGGAAAGGCATTGAAGCGGCACGCGAATACGCGATCAGAGAGGCGCAGAAAGCGACCTATCGAGACACCAATGCGTTTTCACAGATGATCTCCGATCTCGGCAGATACCGCGGGGATAACAAGATGAAACGCCTCGGAAGCACCCTCGCCGAAGGAATCCTGCCGTTCCGCAAGACACCAGCCAACATTCTGGTGCGCGGCGTGGAATACAGCCCTATTGGTTTCCTCAAAAGCATAAGCTATGACCTTGTGCAGGTGCAGAAAGGTAATATGCAGGCGACCGAAATGATCGACCGGGCCGCTGCTGGGCTGACCGGCACGGGGCTGATGATGCTCGGTCTTTATATGGCGAAAGAGGGCATTCTTCGCGGCAGCGGCGGTGATGACGAGAAGAAGAAAAAGTTCGACGAGCTGCAAGGACATCAGGAATACGCACTGGAGCTGCCAAATGGCACGAGTATTACGCTGGATTGGCTTGCGCCGGAAGCACTTCCGTTTTTCGTCGGGGCAAACCTTTACGAGCAGATGCAGGCAAACAACGGGTACCTCACTATGAGCGATATGCTTCAGGCAGCAAGCAACGTGACGGACCCGCTTCTTTCCATGAGCTGTCTGCAAAGCCTGAACGACGTTTTTGACGCGGTGGGGTATGCGTCCTCTGGAAACACAAACGCACTAACCAGTGCGGTAGCAAGCGCGGCGACGAGTTATTTGACGCAGGGTATCCCGACGGTCTTCGGGCAGGCGGAGCGCACGGGCGAAAGCACGCGCATGACGACCTATACGGATAAGAACAAATTCCTGACGCCGGATATGCAATATGCGCTCGGAAAGGCCAGCGCGCGTATTCCGGGCGTTGACTACGGGCAGATTCCCTTTATCGACGCATGGGGACGCACGGAAAACTCCGGAGGCGTGGCCGCGCGGGCATTTAACAATTTTGCAAATCCCGCGTATACCTCGAAGGTAAGCGGCAGCAAAATGGAAGATGAATTGAGCCGCCTGTATGAGGCGACCGGTGAGACCAAAGTCCTGCCGCAGCGCGCACCGAAATTTTTCACCGTGAATAAGGAAAACAAACAGTTGACCGGCGAGGAATACGTCAAGTACGCCACAAAGCGCGGGCAGACTTCCTATAAGATCGTCAGCGAGCTCACGGGACTTGCGAGCTATAAGTCCATGAGCGACGGCGATAAGGCAGATGCCGTTGCGAAAGCCTACGAATATGCCAACATCGTTGGGAAAATGAGCGTGAGCAATTACCAAACGGACGGGTGGGCGGCAAAGGCCATAGATACCGTCAAAAAAACAGGCATTTCAGAAGCCCAGTATATTGCGCTTTATCTGGCGAAAGGCGGTATCGAAAGCCTGAAGGACAAAAACGGTGACACCATCAGCAACAGCGAAGGATTACAGATCATGGAGCTTGTTTATCAGCAGAAGGGGCTTTCCGATAAACAGCGTGCAGCCCTCTTTGAGGACTTCGGCGTCGGAAAGAGCATTCGCCATTGGAACCGCGCGCGGGTGGACGAGCAGCTTGCAATCATGCGGAAGAAAGCGACGTAAAGAAAAAGAACCTGTCGGTGGTCCGACAGGTTCTTTTGCCCCGTGGTGAATTTGCGGAGGAGGCATGATAGGCTCAATGGAGAACACCATAAAAATAAGGGGGCGTGAAAAATGGACAATGCAAAGCACTACGATGACGCGGCGATCGCGTTGATCGAAAGCCGATGCAAGAGCAATACGCATCGAATCAACGAGCTGCAGGAGCATCAAACGGCACTCGACAGGCTGGCAACGTCGGTCGAGGTGTTGGCGACCAAGCAAGAAACCGTCGAGGGCGACGTCAAGGAGATCAAAGAGGACGTGAAAGCCATCACGGGCAAGGCGGGGAAGCGCTGGGACGGGCTGGTCGACAAGGCTCTCGCGGCGCTGGCGGGCGCGTTTATCGCGTGGCTGCTGTCTGGTGTGGCCCTATGAAGAAGCTGAGAAAGCGGGACAAGTACGTCATCGCGGCAGTGCTCAACCTCTGCTGGTACTGCATTGCGGTGCTCGTATTGACCGCTCATGACAAAGTAGTGCCGGACAGCCTGACCGTCGCGTGGTTCGCTGCGTGGACGGCAGAACTCGGCCTGCTGGCGGGAATCAAAATCAAGGGAAAGGACGAATAACATGAACGAATTACTGAACAAGAGAATCGCAAACCTTCTTAGCGTGAAGAGCCTTGTGACGATTGCGCTGACGGCGACCTTCTGCGTGCTGACAGTACAGTCGAAGGTGACGCAGGAATTCAACACCGTGTACCTCATGGTCATCGCGTTCTACTTCGGCACACAGAACGCGGCGGGCAGCGCGAAGGGAGAGTGAGCGGTGTGAATATCCGCAAATATCCCGCGAACGCGGGCAACGTCGGCGGCACGCGCGCGGCGGGCGCGATCAAGTACATCGTGATCCACTACACCGGCAACGACGGCGACACGGCGGCGAATAACGCGAAGTACTACGCGGGCAACGTCGTGAAGACCAGCGCGCACTACTTCATCGACGAGAAGGAGATCGTACAAAGCGTGGATGACCTGCGCGTTGCGTGGGCGGTCGGTGGGAAGAAGTACCCGTCTTGCCCGCAGACGGGCGGCGGGACGCTGCACGGCCGCTGCCTGAACGCAAACAGCATCAGCATTGAGCTGTGCGATGAGAAGAAGAACGGCGTATACGCGCCGGGCGCGAAGACCGTCGCGCAGGCACTTGAGCTGACGAAAGCTCTGATGAAAAAGTACAACATCCCCGCGAGCAACGTCATCCGCCACTTTGACGTGACGGGTAAGCTGTGTCCCGCGTACTGGTCCGGCAGGGAGAACGCGGGCAAGTGGGAAAAGGAGTTCAAGAGCAGGCTTGTGGAGCCGGACTACCGCGAAGTGCTCAAGAAGCGCGCGGGGCTGCTCGATCCGACGCTCGACTACCTCGCGGCGTACAAGTACGGCAGTGACCTGATTCGCAAGCTCGCGACGATGAAATAATTGTGCCCGAATCGGGCACGGAAAGGAAAACGGGCGGGAGGCCTGCAATGTCTCCCCTCGCGTGAGCGCTCTGCAAGCCCCGGTGCACAGCATGGACAAGCAGCACCGAGCGATTCGCGCACAGTTATCCTCTATGGCCCCCAAGCGGGCCGTGGCGTATATCTTATCGTTTGAGCTGCCGCCCGATGAGGCGTACTGCCTTATTGAATGCGATGTGCGCGGGAAGAGCCGCGTCGAAGTCGCGGAGACGCTGCACGTCTCACCGGAGTACGTGAAGACGCGGCGACGCCGGGCATACAGCAAAATCGCGGACGGTATCAAAAACGCATAAAGAAGAGACCCTACAAAGACCTTTTTCAGGCTCTTTGCGGGGTCTCTTTTTCGTTATCATTGAGGCAACAAAAGGAGGTGCGCGCATGGGATATTTCGGCAACCTTTATCAGATGGGGTATAACCCCTATTCAGGATATGCCCCTGCAAGCCCACAGAACGGCGCAGGAGCGATGCAAGGCTTTGCGGGTCAAATTACCCGCGTGAACGGAAGAAATGGCGCAGAGGCGTTCAGGCTCGCTCCGAACAGCTCTATTTTGCTGATGGACGAGAACGACCCCATTGTCTGGCTCAAACAGACGGATGGTGCGGGGTATGCCACCGTTACGCCGTACACAGTCGCGCCGTATCAGGCGGCTGCGCCGGTAGACGTCAACAGTCTTGAAAACCGCGTGAAGAGATTGGAGGAAATACTCAATGCCAAATCCGATGATGCAAATGCTGATGGGCGGCGGAAGCAGAAGACCGAATAATCCCCTTGCGATGATCGGCGAATTCCGCAAATTCGCTGCAGGCATGACGCCTCAGAAAGCGCAGCAGGAGATTGAACGCCTTTTACAGTCTGGGCAGATGTCTCAGGCTCAGTTCCAGCAGCTCCAGGAACAGGCAAAGGAGTTCGTGCAATTTCTGAAATAAGCCGGTGCGCAACGGTTTATTTATAAAATTCTTTCAGGAAGGAGTTTTGACACATGGATAGTGGTATGTCTCTCAGCGATATCGCCGCGGTCACCCGCGGTGCGAACGATGAGAACGGCTGGGGCTCCGGTTGGTTCCTCATTGTCGTGCTCTTCCTCTTCATGTTTGGCTTTGGCGGCAACGGATGGAACCGCCAGGGCGAGTTTGGCCAGTACGCCACGGCCGCATCGCAGCAGGAGATCCTTTTCGGCCAGCAGTTTGGCCAGCTGAACGACCGCCTGACCAACATCGGCAACGGCATCTGCAATCTCGGCTACGAGATGCAGGGCGGCATCGGCCAGCTGGGCAAGGAAGTCGCGCTCGCGCAGAACGGCACGAACATGACCATCATGCAGACCGGCAACGACATCCAGCGCCAGATGGCAGACTGCTGCTGCACCACGCAGCGCGGCCTTGACGCCATCAACGCCAACATCGACGCTAAATTCGCAGCGCTCGAAAAGAGCCAGCTCGAAGGCCGCATCGCACAGCTTGAGCAGGCCAACAACCAGCTCTATCTGCGCGAGCAGATGTGCGGTGTCGTGCGCTATCCCAGCGGCTACACCTACAGCGCGGGAAACTCCCCGTTCTGTGGCTGCGGTTGCGGAAACGGCAACATTTGACGCCCTATTCGGCGAGGCAAGCGGGGCGGCAACAGCTGCTCCGCTTTTTAATTTTTTAGGAGGGTAAAAATATGAGTAAGTCTGCAATTTACACGACCAACGTCAGCAATCCCACCGTGCCGGTCGGCGGCATCGTTCCGGTCGGCTCGACGACGCGCCGCTATGGCTGCAACATCCGTCAGGACGGCAACGCGATTACGCTGTGTGGACAGGGCTATTACCTTGTCAATGTCAGCGCGACAGTCGCACCCACGGCTGCCGGTACGGTCAGCCTGACCGCACAGAAGGACGGCGTCGCCATCATCGGCGCTACGGCAGCTCAGACGGTCGCAGCAAACGGCGTGGCAAACCTCACTATTACGGCTATTATTCGTAACGCCTGCGGCTGTGACGGCTCTCTTCTGTCGCTGGCGCTCGACGGCGTGGCATCGGTCGTCAACAACCTTGCGGTCACGGTCGAAAAACTGTGAACGACGATTCAGATGCTCTGCTGCTCGGGATAATTTTGCTGCTATTTGCTAATGCCATAAATAATGTCGAAGCTGCAGAAAGCGAGGAAGAAAATGAAACTCATTGAAAAACTGTCGGCGATGGTCGACGAGGAAATCGAGGACGCGATGAAGTACGCGAAATGCGCCCTCGAGTACAAGGACGAATGTCCCGCTCTTGCGAAGACGTTTTACGAGCTTTCCGGCGAAGAGATGCATCACATGACGATGCTCCACGCCGAGGTCGCTGGCGTCATCCAGAAGTACAAGCAGGAGAAAGGCGAGCCGCCCGAGGGCATGAAGGGCCTCTATGACTATCTGCACAGGAAGCAGATTGAGAAAGCTGCAGAGGTTCGGACGATGCAAGGGATGTTTCGCGAGGGATGAGCGAGCCTAAAAAATGATGCACTATTAGCCAAAAAGGCCTCTGCCCGCAATGGGTAGAGGCCTTTTATGCGAGGGTAACGGCGGGGGTAACAGGATAGAAATATTGGGCATAATCGAGAATTTGCCAGAATAGTCTAAATATGAAAAAACCTCGAAACCGCAACGGTTTCGAGGTTTTTCTTGGTCCGAGTGGCGAGACTTGAACTCACGGCCTCTTGACCCCCAGTCACCGAAAAACGACGGAATATCAACGGGTAATCGTTCGATGGGGGTAACGAGGGGGTAACAGAAAAATTATATTGCATCGGTGATTTTTCGAAGGTCGGTAAGGTTGACATCCTGATAATACCGCAGCATTTCGGGGCTTGCGTGACCGATCAGCTCGAGTTTGTCCTTGTCCGATGCCTGAATGTTTTTCATCAGTGTTGCGAACGTATGACGGCATGTATGGGGGGAATACTTGTGCCGCTTGTTTTCGATTGGATTGTCAATGCCGATTGCCTTTAATGTGGGATAGAAAACCTCGTCGCGGAAATAGTCATACCTGAACGCTTTTCCTTCTTCGTTACAGAACAGCGCGCCGGATATCTTATCTTTCGACAGCCGATCTATGATGGGCTGAATCTTGGGTGATATCGTGACGGTTCTATTCTTGCCCGCTTCGGTCTTGATACCAGCGCGAAGCACCTTTTCTCTCTTGTCGTAGTTATCAATCGACAGGCCGAGAAATTCTGTAGGGCGGAAGCCGAGGTAACACATGCAGTAGATATAGTCGGCGTATGGAATCACGCCGCACGCCTCTTTTATCTTCTCGATCTGGTCGGCATCAAAGCTCGCACGCGGCGCGGCGTTTTCACCGGTGACGGTGAGATACGGGGCCATACTCATAGGGGCGTATCCGCGCGGAACGGCATACTTGTAGATCAGGCTGCAAACGGTGCGCATATTCTTTTTTGTCTGTTTGGCACGCGGGCAGTCATCAATGCATTCTTGGATGTCATCAATCTCGACCGCGGCCAGCTTCATAAATTCGATCGGTGCAAAATACTTTTCGGCAGCGGCGTAGCAATTCAGCGTGGACTTGTCGGCGCGATGCGTTGGGAACCAAAGCTCATATGCCTTGCGCCAAGTGATATCCTTTTCACGGGGCTTTTGCGTCCGCAGCATAGGGATATATTCTAAGGCTTCTCGTTTTGTGCGGAAGCCGCATTTTTTCGCTTTCACGCGGGTCAGCTTGCCGTCTTCTTCACGGTAGCCTTTGGTGATTTCGGCTACCCATGAAGAGCCGCGCTTATAGACCGTCCCCGTCCCGTTGCCGCGCTTTGTGGCTTTTCGGTCGACGGATGCTTGCTTTTTGCCGCACATAGGACAAAACAGCGCGCCATCCGGCAGCGCTGCTTTACATTTGATGCAATTCGCCATGTCAGCCCCTCCAAAATCCGTAATCGGCGCAATGCAGATCGATATACAAGCACCATACAGCCAGCAACACCACCATAATAAACAGAATTAAAATTACGCCGTTTCGGATACGGACACCGCGCCGCATGATCTCAATGGTATCAGCCTTTGCGTCAACATGGCGTTCCAACTCATCATTGCGCGCCTGCAAAGTTTCCTCGGTCGGCGTCAAGTGTTCGGAAATTCCGAATATTTCATCAAGGGATATGCCGAGCACCTTGCAGATCGGCGCGACGGTATAAATGGACGGGGCTTTCGACAGCTTGGAAAAGAAGTTCTGGACGGTGGACAGCGGCACGCCGGAAGCGTCGGAAATGTCCTGATAGGTCAGTTTCAGTTCTTCTTTACGGATTCTACACAGCTCTTGAATGTTCATTTATATCACCTTAACTTTTCCGGTTTTCGTACTTTTGGGGTGCCAAAAGTGGGTCTGTCGAACGCGGTCGAATGCCGTCGTGTTGCAAGGTCTTGGTATTGAAGTGGTAAGGTAAAGCGCGATATGGTCAAAACAAGCAGCGGCGACCGCTCCCCGCTGCTGCCGAAAAGCCCTCGCCGGTGTTGCAGAGGCGGCGAGGGCTTTTACTTAAATATCCGGGAAAGAATCTTTTGGCACTATATCAGTGCTCATATTCCCGTTGGATACTTTATAGAGAGTAAGCGTCCAACCGTAAACCATCTCGTCATCTGCGGTAAATTCAAACATTTCGTTGCATTTGAAGTACTCGGTGTTTTCACCAAACTTATATTCTTTCCCGTACCAGTCCGAACCATACGCATAATAGATTTCGTATGTCCCGAGAGGAACATCTACTTCGGCACTTTTTGCCGACACGAGGAAAGACATCGCTCCGTTAGATATTGCCTCTCTGTCGATTGGGTTTAGCACGATATAGAAATTTGAGCCGCCGGCGGTTTGTACTGTCAAAGGTGCGACCTGATCGCCAGACGGATATGTGACAATCTGTCCGTTTTGAATGGGCACAGGCTGCAATGGAACGAGCCTGCCGCCCCCGCCGCCAGTTGTTTCAGTTGTTGACTTTATTGGTGGGGTGTCATTCATGTCAGATTCTTTCAAAGGGACATCTTTTTCGATTGAAATCCAGATGACCCCGCAGATGACGAGCGCGAAGCACAATGGTTTCAATGCTGCCAGCAGAAGATCAACTTCCGGAGAGCGCCGCTTCCTATTTGGCTGCTTCTGCCTGTTTCGCTTGGCTTCGTTTTCTAAAACCATTTGACGATAGACGCGGTATTGCTCGACGGTCATTCCCATCATGAACGCGTCGTATTCTTCTTGCGTCATTTGAGTTAGGCCGGGAGATTCGTCAAATTCATCAACTGTTGGTTCAACGGGATAATCATGGATATCGCGTGAGGCGGATTCCGGCTCAACCTGCGTCGAGGTTTCTGATACCGCCTCATCAGGGGCAGGCTGCTTTGACTTAGAGGACACCGCCTTAATGACTTTCTTTACTTTGCGGTGCTGGTAGTTCGCTTGCTTTTCAAAGTAATTCGGGTCGGTATACAATCCCATGCACAAGACCTCCTAAAACCATTCCGCCGTGGTGAAATGAACCTCGGCGCGGTATATGATAAGTGAAACTATTTACATACGGAGGATAAAAAGATGAACGACAAACAGCGCCAAGAGTACTTAACGATGTCAGATGCGCAGAAAAAGGAGTTTTTGCGAAAAGAGGTAGAGCGGATCGCCGCGCTGCCGGAAAACGAACACGACGCGGCCTTTGACGCGCTACGCGAGGCCGTCATGCCGAAAATCACCGATCTTCCGGTGAAGGGGAGCGATCTGAGCTACGGGGAATATTGTCAAAAGAAAGGTCTCGATTGGCGTACAGGGGAACCCAACCGCGCATGAGGTCGCCATAGGGCACGCAGAACGCAGCGGCGACGCGGCGCAGCTGCTCGTCGGTGGGCGCTTCCAGCCCGAGCGCGATATTTCCCGCCACGTTAAAGTCACAGCCGATGATCTGCTGTAACGTGGCCGTTGGGACCTTATACTGCGCGGCCAGAATCGCGACAGGGTGCGGCGACCAGATGCGCGCGGTATCCATATCTACATATGGGCGCTCGTCCTCTTTGGGGGCGGGCGCTTTTTCTGTGCCTTTTTCCGGCAGAGCGGGAAGCTCGTCGCCATCCAGCTCGGCAAGCGTGATACCGAAATGGTCGGCGATCTTCTGGCGCGTTTTTGCATGAGGGATAGCTTTTCCAGCTTGCCAATTTAACACAGCTTGGTTTGTCGACCCAATTATCTTAGATAAGCGATAGGCAGAATAGTCCCTTTGAGTCATGCAATAGTTTAGATTTTCGGTAAATGCCATAAATATTGACCTCTATTATTGTGTACAAAGATACGTAATCATTTATTGACATATGCTCAATCATTAAGTATAATTAAGACCGTGGACAGGTACTGAAAAGCCAAGCCACCCCGACAAATCGAGCTGGCGCGAATTAATGTTTGTAGCAAAACTTAGAGTAGCACCAATGCTCCAATTTGTCAACATTTTAATCAAATTTGGAGGCGAAAAAGATGGGGTTCCCTGAAAACCTTGCTCGGCTACAGGCTGAGCACGGCGAGACGAATTATCGTCTTGCGAAAGAGATCGATGTCTCGCAGACGTCGATCAAAAGCTGGAAAGATGGCGCTTGCTACCCGCACCCGCGCCACATCAAACGGCTTGCCAAGCACTTCAAGGTAAAGGAAGAAGCGCTTACGGGTAAGGAGGACACATGAACGAGCTAATCAAGATCACTTACAACAATGACCGCCCTGCTGTCTCTGCGCGAGACCTGCACGATTTTCTCGAAGTGAAGACGGCTTATAAAGACTGGTTCCCGAGAATGTGCGAGTACGGGTTCACCGAGGGCGAAGATTTCAACCCGCTCAAAATTGAGCGAGTTCAAAACGAGGGTGAGCGCATGGTTGCTCGAACGGTTGACGACGCAGTGCTCACCATCGACATGGCGAAAGAGCTTTGCATGATCCAGCGCAATGAAAAGGGCAAGCAGGCTCGCCAGTATTTTCTTCAAATCGAAAAGGACTGGAACAGCCCGGAGAAAGTCATGGCCCGCGCGCTGCAAATCGCAGGGGACAAGCTCAAGCGGCTTGAAAGCAAGGTCGAGGCCGACGCGCCGAAGGTGCTTTTTGCCGATGCGGTCAGCGCAAGCAAGACTTCGATCCTCGTCGGCGAGCTGGCGAAGCTGCTGAAACAAAACGGCGTTGACATCGGGCAGCACCGACTGTTCCGTTGGATGCGCGAAAACGGCTATCTGATTCGCCGGAACGGCACGGACTTCAATATGCCAACACAAAAATCAATGGACTTGGGGCTTTTCACCGTTAAGGAAACGGCAATCACCCATTCTGACGGTACGGTGACGGTGAGCAAGACCACGAAAGTCACCGGCAAAGGCCAGCAGTATTTCATCCAGAAGTTTCTTGGAGAGGAAGGAACACGCAAATGAGCATAAATGAGTTTGCCGGTAAAGTCGATTCCATAGGGTGTGATCTTTCTGGTGTGACCGACACACTGTCCCTCTGCATCGCAGGGGCAATTCAAGAAGGCGAACTCTCTGAGACCGGAGACTGCCGGTTTTACGGGGCACTGATTCAGATTGAAATGGCGTTACGGCGCGTGGAAGAGGAATTGTGCTGTGAAGCTCAAGCGGCATTGGACAGCAAGGAGGAACGCACATGACGGTGGAAGAAATGCTTGCATCGGACAAGCCGGTGCTGACACCGGCGGATATCGCGCCGGTACTCGGGCGGAAGCCCTATTCGATCAGCATTGCGGCGAAAGACCACCCCGAACAGCTCGGATTTCCGGTCAGCCGCATCGGAACGATCACGGTCATCCCGCGGCTTTCGTTCCTGAAATTTCTTGGATATGAGGTGGAGGCATGATCGACACGTTGTTTTTCGGCGGCATCGCCGCTGCGGTGATCGCGCTGAACGGCTGCGACTTTGCAACCTCCCTCGCCGTCATCGGCGCATGCGCGGTGTGCAAGGTGCTGTATGATCTGCTGCCCTACATCGACAGGGGGTGCAGACGATGAAACGGCACGACAAGCGCACGAGAGAACAGCGCAAGGCAGACGAGGCGATGCTTTTTGCCGGTATCTGCCTGCTGCTGGCGGCGGTGCTCATCGCGGCATCGGCAATGATGTGATGTACATTTGCGAATGGTGCGGGCTGACCTTTGACGAGCCCGATGTCCTGCGCAGGCGTGAGGACCTTGACGGTGAGCGCGGCTATGCCCTTGTGACGGAAAAGTTCTGCCCGGACTGCGGCGCAGAGGAAATGTATTTTGAAGAATTGGAGGAGACCGAAGATGGATAACACCCTGATGAAAGTGACTCAACTCCCCGTGATCGAGGAGCATTTGAGGAGCCGGAAGGAGCAGACGGAGCAGCGCGTCGCAGAGGCAATGAGCCTTGTCTGCACCGACGAGACCTTAACCAGCGTGAAGAACATTCGCGCCGAAATGAACCGCGAGTTTGCCGATGCCGAGACCCAGCGCAAGGCCATTAAAGCCGCAATCATGGAGAAGTACGACAGCTTCGAATCCGTCTACCGTGAGTGCATCGCCGACCCGTACAAGCGCGCCGACGCAGACCTGAAAGCCAAGATCGACGCGACGGAAAGCGAGATCAAGAGCCGCTGCGAGGAAATGCTGCTGGGCTATTTTCGGGAGCTGTGCGCGGTCAACGAGATCGACTTCCTTTCGTTCGGGCAGACCGGCGTTAAGGTCGATATGGCGAGCGCCAGAGCCAAGACGCCGAAGAAGCTCATGGAGCAGATCAAGCTAAAGGTGGACGGCGTGGCGCAGGACATGAAAACCATCGGCACGATGGGCGAGAACGCGCCGGAGATCATGGTGGAGTACAAAAATAACCTCGACCTCTCGCTTGCGATCTCCGTTGTCAACGAGCGTCACCGCCGCGCCGAGGAGGAGCGCGAGGCCGTGAAACGCCACACGGTATCTCCAGCAGCGCGCGCTGCTGGAGATACCGTCGCAGCGGCCCCGCAGGTCGTCCCGAAGCGCGTGGAGCAGGCGGCGGTCGAACGCCTCACGGTGTCGTTCCGCGTGACCGATACGCGCGAGCGCCTGCGCCTTTTGAAGCAATTCCTTGTCAGCAATGGCTATCAGTACGAATGATTATTTTAAGGAGGATATTACCATGAACGAAATGCAGACCTACAACAGCACCGAAGTTGTGAGCGCCAAGAGCGTGAACGCCGAAATGATGATCTCCCGTCAGGCGCAGGAGGTACAGGCGGCAATGGTCGTCGCCAAGCGTTTTCCCCGTGACGAGATCGAAGCGAACAACCGCATTCTCAACGCCTGCAAGCGCAAGAGCCTTGCCGAGCGCGCGATCTATGAATACCCGCGCGGCGGCGAGAACGTGACCGGCCCCTCGATCCGTCTCGCCGAGGTCATGGCGCAGAACTGGGGCAACCTCGACTTCGGCATTACCGAGCTGGAGCAGAAGAACGGCGAGAGTACCGTCATGGCCTACTGCTGGGATTTGGAGACCAACACCCGCCAGACGAAGATCTTCACCGTGCCGCATATCCGCTACACCAAGAAAGGCAGCGTTGCCCTCACCGACCCGCGCGACATCTATGAAATGGTCGCCAATCAGGGCGCGCGCCGTATGCGCGCGTGCATTCTTGGCATTATCCCCGGCGACGTGGTAGACGCCGCTCTTGCGGCGTGTACCAAGACGATGATGGGAAAGAGCGATGAACCCATGATCGACCGCGTACGCAAGATGGGACAGGCGTTCAAGGATGACTTCGGCGTACCGATGGAGTGCCTTGAAAAGTACATCGGCTGCAAGGCCGAAGCGTTCACGGCGCAGAGCATCGTGCGCCTGCGTAATGTGTATACCTCACTGAAAGAGGGACGCGCGAGCCGCGAGCAGTATTTTGATCTCCCGACCGTCGAAGTGGACGAGACCACAGGCGAGGTCAAGGACGAGCTGCCCGCTCCCGCTGACGCCCTCGGTACGCCGGACGACGGAAAGACCGGCACCCCCAAGCAGGTGAGCATGAATGATCTGTAAGGTCAAGGTCATTTCGACCGGCTCCAAGGGGAACGCCGTACTGCTGAATGATGAAATACTCATTGACTGCGGCGTTCCCTTTCGGGAACTCGAACCATACTGCAAGGGATTGAGGCTCGTCCTGCTGACGCATGTTCACGGCGACCACTTCAACCCCGAGACCATCAAGCGCCTGCACTTCCTGCGCCCTGCGCTGCGCTGGTGCGTCCCTCCGTGGCTCATGGAACCGATGGGACGCATCGGCGTGGACCGCCGCGTGACCGACGAGGGCATGGCAGGCCATGTGCTGTTCTACTCCTGTTCCCTTCTCTACCCCGTCTGTGTGTCCTACAATTCCATTCCTCACGATGTTCCGAATTGTGCGTGGCATATCGAATTTGCAAACGGCGAGCGCGTGTTCTATGCGACGGACTGCGCCTCGCTGGACGGCATTGTGGCGCAGGACTACGACCTTTATCTGATCGAAGCCAATTACGGCGAAGAGGAGATACAGGAGCGCATGAAGCGCAAGCTGGAGGCTGGAGAATTCAGCTATGAGAGCCGCGCGATGGAGAGCCATCTATCCCGCGAGCAGGCGCGCGCATGGCTCGCCCAAAACGCCGCCATCGGCAAGAGCCATGTGCTCTATCTGCACCAACACCAAAGCGAGGAGGAATTGAAATGAGCATGAATCGAATCTGCCTGATGGGACGCATCGGGCGGGATTTGGAGCTGAAAAAGACGAACAGCGGCGTATCCGTTGTGTCGTTCCCTCTTGCCGTTGATCGCAACGGCAAAGAGGGCGGCACGGACTGGATCGACGTTGTCGCATGGCGCGGCACGGCAGAAGTACTCTGCAACTACGCCGATAAGGGGCGCATGATCGGCGTCGAGGGGCGCTTGCAGATGCGCGACTGGACGGACAAGAACGGCAACAAGCGCAGGAGCTACGAGGTGCAGGCTGACAGCGTGTATTTCGCAGACAACAGGCGCCCGGAGGGTAACGATACTGCCGCACCGCAATACGCCGCAGAGAGCACCGCAGGCGGCTTTGCAGAGGTCAGCGAGGACGACGGCGAGCTGCCGTTTTAAGGCGGTGGCGGTATGGGAGCTGCATCTACAAGGTGCTATGTAAAGGCATATTACGACTGGATCGAGCAAACAGCAGCACTGGAAGATGACGAAAAAGGCCGTCTGTTTGTTGCGATTTTAGAATATGCCAGGTCGGGTGAAATTCCAGACAACCTCGGGAGAGAATCCCTTTTATTTCCGGTATTTAAGTCGGTCGTTGACCGTGACGCTCAAAAATCTGATGCGCTGGCTCAGAATGGAGCGGCTGGCGGCAGAGCACCAAAAGCAAATGCAAGCAAATGTAAGCAAACGCAAGCAAATGCAAGCAAATGTAAGCCTACTAATAACATAAGACATAAGACAGAAGACGAAGAACATAAGACAGAAAACGATATACCCTCTAAATCCCCCTCTACGAGGGACGCATTCGAGCGTTTTTGGTCAGTTTACCCGCGAAAAATCGGGAAACAGTCTGCTAAGAGAGCTTTCGAGCGGGTCAAAGTCCCACTCGAAACACTTGTGACCGCAGTGGAGCGGCAGAAGTGCAGCGACCAATGGACGCAGAACAACGGGCAGTTTATTCCACACCCCGCTACATGGCTGAATCAAGGCCGGTGGGACGATGAGCTACCCGAGAGCGGCAGAGGGTATCACTACGACTACGGCAACACGGAGGGAAGCCTATGAACGTTGACGCATTGATCGACAGCATCGCGAAAAAGGCCGAGCCTGTTCGTGATCTGGTCGATTACGAGAAAGACGGGCTGCTGTACTGCGGCCATTGCAACACGCCGAAGCAGTGCCGCATCCCCATCGGCGGGAATGTCCGCCTTGTCGGGTGCCAGTGTGCTTGCGCGGCGCGAGAGTACGAGGCCGAGAAAAAAGCTCGCGCTGACCGTGAGAAGCGACTACGCATCGAAACGCTGCGTGCTGACGGAATCCGCGACAAGAGCCTGACGGCGTGCCGGTTCGACAAGGCGACGATGAGTGACGAGATCGTCAAATGCAAACGCTATGCCGACGCATGGGACGATATGCGGCGCGAGAACAATGGGCTTCTGCTGTGGGGCAACACCGGCAACGGGAAGACCTTCGCGGCGGCGTGTATCGCCAACGAGCTGATTGACCGCGGGATCCCGGCGATGATTACGAGCTTCCCGCGAATCCTCAACGCGGGATACGACAAGAAAGAAATCGTCGAGCAGGTGCACTATTACCCGCTGATGGTGATCGATGATCTCGGCGCAGAGCGCAGCAGTGAGTACGCAATGGAGACGGTTTACACGGTCATTGACGAGCGATACAAGGCCAAGAAGCCGCTGATCGTCACCACAAACCTGACGCTTGACGAGCTGTGCAGGCCGAAAGACATGGCCTATCAGCGCATCTATGACCGCATCCTCGAGATGTGCACGCCACTGGTATTCAAGGGCGATAGCATGAGACGCGACAAGGCAAATCAGCGCATGAGGCACGTCAAATCGGTGTTGGCAGGCGGTGCGCCGTGAGCGGGTATCGCGGGGGCATTTTCAAGTGCCCGTTTTACTCGCGGGACTACCGCGACTATCTCAACTGCGAGGGCGCACAAGTCAAGCTACCAAAAGAAGAGCTGGACGAATATACGCGGCGCTACTGCGCCAACGAAGAATGGCGGCGCTGCCCGATCGCTCGGGCGCTGACGCTGCACTACGAAAGGACGGAGAACCGATGAGCGAAAGAAACAGAGACAAGATCAAGAAGCTCAAACACGAGATTGGCCGCTACGAAAAGCGCTGCGGCGACCTAATGAAGCTGAACGCGCAGCTTTCCAAGCGCGCCAGCGGCGTTGCCGAGATCAGCATTGCAACCGACGCGCTGCTTGCGCAGGTGGCGATTGCCTACGGTGAGGACGCAGTAGACCCCGACACGGGGGCGGTCATCGGCAAACGCCTGATGCTGCCGAAGTTCGACGCACGGGAAACCTATCGCAAGTACGAAGTGCATGCCAGAAGGGATGGCGAAAACTACATCATCGGTGTCGGTCTGCGGGATGACCCGCGCGACCACAATGGCGCAAAGGAGGAAGAGAAATGAGACTGGCTATCATGGACACCAACGCGTTCAACACGATCATCGCCGCCGTAAAGGGCGCGGTATCAACAAGCGTGAGCCGGCCGATGTACAAGAATATCCGGCTGGAATTTCGCAAGAAGAACAAAGCAGTTACGGCTATCGCCACAGACGGCTTTCGGCTCTTCGTGGAGCACGCGACTTGCTTCGAGGTCGAAGAGGATTTCGATTGCTACATCAAGCCGAGTATCCGCCTGCCGCGCGGTAATTCCATGCGCTTGGAGCTGAAAGAACGGGACAAGGCGGAAAGCGTGGTTGAGATCGAATGTCTCGGCTGCATCTTCGGTTTTGTTCAGCCGGTTGGAGAGTTTCTGGATTGGGAAAAAGTCCTGCCCAATGAGCCGACATTCCGTATCGGCGTGAATGCCGAGTATCTTCTCTCGGCGTTGCAGGCGGCAAAGGCCAGCGTCGGCGGCGCCTTCAAGCAGCCTGCTATTCTGGAATTTCGTGGGACACTTGGGCCCATTACAATCAAGACCAACCACGAGGACGTCAAAATGGTCCTGCCAGTGCGAATCAGGGAGGCCGACGATGGCACTGACGTCAGTTGACCTTGCACGGCTCGGCCCTAAAGCGCAGAAGCAGGTGCGCAAGACGATGAGCAGGGAACGGCGGCAGGCCGAAAGCGTGCATTTTTTCGTTGACGGCAGGCCCGTCCCGAAGGGTAGGCCCCGCGTCACGCGGCATGGTACTTACACGCCGAAGAGCACACAGGAATACGAGGCTGCCATACGTGCGGCATGGGAACGGGAGCACATGATGCCGTTTGCCGAGGGCGATGCGCTGGAACTCGATGTTGTAGCGTATTTCCCGATTCCGAAGGGGACGCCGAAGAAACGAAGCGAGGAAATGGTTGCTAAACCGTACACAAAGCGCGGGGACCTCGACAACATCGTCAAATCCGTCATGGATGCGCTCAACGGGTACGCTTACCCGGATGACGCGGCGATATGGAATATTGCGGCGAGGAAAAGATACACGAATGAGACGCCAGTCACGATAGTAACGCTGACCAAATCGCGAAGCGCAAGGGAGTTTACCGATGAGCTTTGAGCATTGCCTGCATTGCCTGCCGCCGACGCGGTATCCCGGCTGTCAAGACCATTGCCCGTACTACGCGGCGGATATCGCAAAACACCGAGCCGCACGGGAGGAAGAGCAGCGAGAAGCGCAGGAGAAAGACGATTACTTAGGCGCGCGCCAATTCAAGACGCGGCGCGGTCAGAAACTGAGAAAATAAGGGAGCGAAAAGATGAATGTAAAAGACACTGCGGAGCGGATCCGTGGGCTGAGAACTGCCGCTGGCATGAGCCAAGCGAGTTTTGCCAGCATGTGCGGCATTGAGCAAGGTCAGCTGTGCAACTACGAGATGGCACGCATCATGCCGACTATCCCGCTGTGCGAGCGGATCTGCCGCGCAGTCGGCATTAACCTGCTCGACTTTTTACGGGAGGATGACGAGGGGAAAAGCGGCATTCCGACCGAGGAACGCATCGGCGAGAAGGTGAAAGCCCTGCGTCTGATGAGAGGGATGAACCAGACAGAACTTGCGGAGAAGTCAGGCGTCGCAGACAGCACAATCTCGTCCATCGAGCGCGGCGAGCGATACGGTATAGTCACGACGTATCTCTATCTCGCCGAAGCGCTGGACGTGTCCATCGCGGCGCTGTTAGGAGGGGAATGACATGAGCCGATTCGTCATGAGCAAGACGCCGTGGGAGCGCTGCGTGTATCCGGCGCTCAAGGCAGCGCTTGAAAAGACCGACTACAACCAGACGACGCTCGCCGAGGCGACCGGCATTTCGGCGTCCAACGTGAGCCGGTATATCAAGGGCGACGTGGACGTGACCATTCGCGGACTGCTGGCGCTGGAAGATTTGACGGGGATGACGTTCCGGGAGCTGTTTGGAGAATGGGAGGGACGAAGATGAAAGTTCTGGTTGCCTGCGAGGAATCGCAGGAAGTCTGCAAGGCATTCCGCGCGCTTGGGCACGAGGCGTATTCCTGCGACATTCAGGAGCCGTCCGGCGGACACTTTGAGTGGCATATCCTCGGTGATGCGCTCAAGGCCATCGATGGGGGGCAAGTGACCACCATGGACGGGGAGACGCATGACGTCGGCAAATGGGACTTGCTGATCGCGCACCCGCCTTGTACATACCTCAGCAATGTTGCCGGAATCCATTTTTCACTGAAGTATCGTTCATCAGAGTACGTTGTTGAGCGTTGGAAGAACAGGGGACTATCGGCAGTGTTTTTTATGAAATTTCTGTTGGCAAATGCTGAAAGGATTGCCGTGGAGAATCCGGTAGGTTTTATGAATACGGCGTTCCGAAGCGCAGACCAGACGATTCACCCGTATATGTTTGCAGAGAGCGAAAACGATGTAGAAAACTATGTAACAAAGGCAACATGCTTATGGTTGGTGAATCTACATCCGCTTCAGACAAACGGGCTGGCGAAACCTGACAACGGGAAACTGTTTGGGAAACTACCAAGTGGCAAAAATCGCACATGGGAAGATACATATAGTCGGAAAGCAAAGGTTAGAAGCAAGACCTTCCCCGGCATCGCCAAAGCTATGGCGGAGCAATGGGGAGGAGACATTAGGGAGGACGCATGAACATCGGAGACACATACAGCTGGACACCCGCAGCCTTCGAGGGCGCGAGCGGACTGGGTAGCTTTGAGAAATTGAGAACCGTACACGGCAGAATCGTCTACATCAACGAGGCGCACCGCTACTTTACGGCGGAGGCGGAGGCACATGGATACAAACTCAGAGAGAGTTTTAAATTTTAACAATAATCAGGAGGAATTTCATCATGAACACCAATCAGGACTACATCGTTCGCTGCGACCGCGCAGGTGTTTTCTTTGGCAAGATCAAAGAACGCAACGGCTCCGAGGTCACTATGACCGAGGTGCGCAAGTTGTGGAGCTGGGACGGCGCGTGCGCCGTGGAGCAGCTGGCGCAAGACGGTACAAAAGCACCGGGCAACTGCCGTTTTACCGTGACGATCCCGGAAATGACCGTGCTGGGCGCGATCCAGATTATCCCGTGCACGGATACGGCATCGGTGTCGCTTCGCGGCGTAAAGGAGTGGAAGAGATGACGCTTGATGATAAAATCAAAGCCTTTCTGACTGTGAGCTCCGGCTACGGCGACGGCTCCGGCTACGGCTACGGCGACGGCTCCGGCTACGGCGACGGCTACGGCTATGGCTCCGGCTACGGCTACGGCTCCGGCGACGGCTCCGGCGACGGCGACGGCTACGGCTCCGGCTACGGCGACGGAATTAAGAGTTTCAATCGGGAAACGGTCTATCGAATTGATGGCGTCAATACGCTGATTCGTTCCGTGCACGGCAACACTGCGCACGGGGCAATTTTGAACGGCGATTTGACGCTCACGCCGTGCTACATCGTCAAGCAGGACAATGTTTTTGCACACGGCGAAACGCTGCGCGAAGCAATGGAGGCGTTGCGAGACAAGCTTTTCGAGGATATGCCGGAAGATGGGCGCATTGATACGTTTCTGCGCGAAACAGACCGCGAGAAAGCATATCCGACGCAGTATTTTTACGACTGGCACCACCGCTTGACCGGGTCGTGTGACATGGGACGAAAGCAATTTGCCCGCGACCACGGCGTTGACCTCGAGCACGGCATGATGACGCTGACGGAGTTTTTAGAGCTGACGAAAAATGCTTACGGTAGCGATGTGATTCGAAAAGTGATTAGTAAGATGCAGGAGGCGGAGTGATGGAACGACTGACATTTGAGGGGAACTTCTGCGATATCGCGCAATGCCGGGAGATTCCGTGCCCGTATAACGGCGCGTGCTCCCAGCGGAAGGTTTGGGAGCGGCTGAAAGCTTACGAGGACAGAGGGCGTGCGCCGGAGGAAATTCTACCGAAAGATAAGGCGGACGAGATCGCGCTGAAGCTCATGCGTCTTGCTGATTTGGAAAGCCTTTGCAGTTATACCCGCCTGCGCGAGCAGGCCGCGGCCGACAAGGACGGGCGCGTGGTCGTGCTGCCGTGCAAGGTTGGCGATGTTGTGTACGGATTCCACAATGGGCAAACCATATTGCCGATGGTGGTAAAATGGATCGAAACGAACGCTGACGGATGGACCGTTGCAGCACAATACACTCCAATGGCGCCAAAGTTTTACAAGTTTTCTGATTTCGGCAAGACCGTATTCCTCACGGCGACGTAAAGGGCGTGAGCATCGTGAGCGACCGGGGGCGGGAAGAACAGCTACGAATGAAATAACGCCTGCGGGCGGAAAAGAAAGGAATTTTACTATGAAAAAGTACATCGGAACGAAACTTATCGAGGCGGCACCGGCTATCCGTAAGGGCGGCAAAGTTTACGAGAAGACTCATCCCATCCCGAGAAGCATGGACCCCGAGGAAGATGGATACAAAGTCCGCTACCCTGACGGGTACGAATCTTTCAGCCCGAAGCAGGTTTTTGAAGAGGCGTATCGCCCGACTGACGGGCTGAGCTTTGGACTTGCTATCGAGGCGGCGAAGAAAGGAATGAAGATCGCACGCCGCGGCTGGAACGGTAAGAACCAGTACGTCGAGCTTGCGGAGCGTATCAGCTACGAGAACGCCGCGCACGAGGTAATTAACGCCAAGCACGAGGCCATCGGAAACAAAGCGCTTGCCTTTGTCGGCACATCCGGCGTACAGCTCGGATGGCTGGCCTCGCAGGCTGACATGCTGGCTGATGACTGGATGATCGTCGGGGACGAGGTGGCCGAGAGAAAGCTCAAAATGGCATAAGAAGAGGCAGGGCGAAAGCCCTGCTTCTCTTTTTGCCGTGAGGGAGAACCCCTTTCTTTTCTTTTATATTTCTTTTCTTTCGGGAGAGGATGCTATACGCAAGATGTATCTATGTTGTGTGTATGTAACTATACAGGGGGAGAGCGTAGAAAGGAAAGAGAAAGTTTCCGCGCCCGTGGTGAGAAATAAAAGATGTCGTGTTACCGTCGGAAATAGGAAGCTCGGTTCTCCGAGCGGGGATAAGAATGCTGCGCGATAAGGCCGAGGACGGGGGGCTTGCAGCATAAAAAAGAAAGGCGGTGGCGGCATGGCGAAAATTGGGCATCCTCCAAAATATGCGACGGTTGAAGAAATGCAGGCCGTCATTGACCGATACTTTGAAGATTGCAAGGGTGAGCCAATCATCGGGGACGACGGGATGCCGATTCTCGACAAATTCGGGCAGCCGTTTATCATTCATCAGCGACCGCCGACGGTGACGGGGCTGGCGCTCGCACTTGGATTTACAAGCAGACAGGCGCTGCTGAACTATCAGGCGAAGAAAGAGTTCGTTGACACGGTTACGCGCGCGAAGTCCCACATCGAGGCTTACGCAGAGGAACGCCTCTTCGACCGAAACGGTCAGCGTGGCGCGGAATTCAGCCTGAGATACAACTTCCGCTGGGTAAATGACGAGAAAAAGGACGACGGCGGAGAGAGCGTGTGCGGGGTGGCAGAGCTGCCCGCGGTAATGCCTGTTCCGCAGGACGCGGGAGGTGATGCAAATGGCGAAGCGTAGCGTGGTATGGAAGCCGCAGCCCAAGCAGGCACTCTTTATGAGCCGATGGGAGGATGAGGCTCTATACGGCGGCGCAGCCGGTTAGGCGGGGGGAAATCCGATGCGTTGGTCATCGAGGCATTGCGGCAGGTGGATATCCCGTATTACAAGGCGATCATTCTGAGAAAGACCTTCCCGCAGCTTGCCGAGCTCATTGACAAGACGCTGAACTACTACCCGCGTATTTATCCGGGCGCGCGCTACAACGGCAGCAGCCACACGTGGACATTTCCGAGCGGGGCGAAAATACTCTTCGGCTCGATGCAGTACGCAAAGGACAAAATCAAGTATCAAGGCCAAGCGTATGACTTTATTGCATTCGACGAGCTGACCCACTTTACGTGGGAGGAATACAGCTACCTCTTTTCCCGCAACCGACCGAACGGGCCGGGGACGCGTGTATACATCCGCAGCACGGCGAACCCCGGCGGCGTGGGGCACGGATGGGTCAAGGAACGTTTCATCACGGCAGCGCCGCCGATGAGGACCATCCGCGAGGATGCGGTCGTGCGCTTTCCGGATGGGCACGAAGAACATCGGCAGAAGAGCCGAATCTTCGTGCCGAGCACGGTATTCGACAATAAGATACTGCTCAAAAACGACGACAGCTATTTGACGCGCCTTGCGTCAATGCCGGAGGCAGAAAAGAACGCACTGCTCTACGGCGATTGGGATACGTTCTCCGGGCAGGTGTTTACCGAGTGGCGCAATGACAGCGAACACTACCGCGACCGCATCAATACGCACGTCATCGCGCCGTTTCAGGTGCCGAAGGAGTGGCCGATCTGGTGCGCAATGGACTGGGGCTATTCAAGGCCGTTCGCCATCGGCTGGTTCGCGGTCGACCAAGATAGGCGGCTCTACCACATCCGGGAATATTACGGCTGCACGGGCACGCCGAACGAGGGCGTGAAGATGGAACCGACGGCGGTTGCCCGCGAGATGAAGCGCATTGAGGCAGAAGACCCAAATCTCAAGGGGAGGAGCATCTTCCGTGTGGGCGATCCCGCCATTTGGGGTACGCAGGGCACGGAGAGCATCGGCGCTCTCTTTGAGCGCGAGCGTGTCTACTTTGAGAAAGGGGATAACGCCCGCATCGACGGCAAGATGCAGCTGCACAACCGATTCGCGTTTGATGAGAACGGCGTGCCGATGCTGTATATCTTCGATACGTGCAAGAATTTCATCCGCACGGTGCCAAACCTCGTCTACGACGAAAAGGACGTTGAGGACGTGAACACCGAGCAGGAGGATCATATCTACGACATGACACGCTATGTGTGCATGGAGAATCCCATTGCGGCGCGGGTAAATAAGCCGCCGAAGCCGGTCTTGTACGACCCGCTGGACATCAATACGCCGAGCTACGACAAATATGCGTGGTTCCAACACAACTGACAGGAGGGGAAGACATGGCAGGAACGAGAAAATTCCCGCAGACGCAGCAGCAGGCCGACGCGGCTGGCGCTGCTGCGATGTTGGATGCAAAGGCAGAAGCGCCGCTTGTGGGAGCATTCCGCGACAGCGACGCGGCGATGAACAGCGGCGCAGCCATCGGCAGCAAGGAGATCGGTGACGCCGTAGAAACGCTGCAAAAGTACAAGCAGGGCAAGAGCAACTTCGAGAACCGTATCATCAGCGAGGAGCGCTGGTGGAAGCTGCGGCATTGGGAGGATATCCGACGCGGGACGAAAGACGCGGGGGAATCTCCCGAGCCTGCGAGTGCGTGGCTGTTTAACTCGATCATGAATAAGCACGCCGACGCGATGGACAACTACCCCGAGCCCGTATGCCTGCCTCGCGAGCAGAGCGACGAGGAAAGCGCGCAGACGCTCTCGTCCGTGCTGCCGGTCATCATGGAATACAACGAATTTGACAGCACATACAGCTTCGAGTGGTGGGAAAAGCTCAAACACGGTGTGGCGATCTACGGCGTGTTCTGGGACAAAGAGAAAGACAACGGGCTCGGCGACATCGCTATCGAGGGCATTGACCCGCTGAATATCTTTTGGGAGCCGGGTATTGAGGACATCCAGAAGAGCCGCAACGTGTTTACGGTGGCGCTCGTCGACCGCGACATCATCGAGGACGAATACCCGCAGTTTGCGGATAAGCTCAGCGGCAGCAGCATTGAAACGGCGAAATACGAGTACGATGACACGGTGGACACGAGCAACAAGGTCGCCGTGATTGACTGGTATTACCGCAAGAAGACCGCAGACGGGCGAACGGTGCTGCACTACGCGAAGTTCATCGACGAGGAGCATATCATCTACGCCAGCGAAAATGACCCCGAATATGCGGAGGGCGGTTTCTACGAAGATGGCGAATATCCGTTCGTGTTCGATGTGCTATTCCCCGAAAAGGGCACACCTGCGGGGTTTGGGTATACGGCCATTGCAAAGGATCCGCAGCTCTACATCGACAAACTGTGGGGAAACATCCTCGAAACTTCAATGATGGGCAGCAAGCGCCGGTATTTCGCGAGTGAAAGCCTGAATATCAACGAAGAAGAGTTCCTTGATTGGCGCAAGCCGATCATCCACGTGTCCGGCCAGATCGACGAGAGCAGGCTCCGCGAGGTAACGACGCGCCCGCTCGATTCCATCTACGCGAATATCGTGCAGATGAAGATCGACGAGATGAAGGAAACGAGCTCAAACCGTGACGTGTCCAACGGCGGAACATCCAGCGGGGCGACGGCTGCGGCGGCTATTTCTGCATTGCAGGAGGCGGGCAACAAGGCAAGCCGCGATATGATTTCGGCGTGCTACCGCGCGCAGGCGAAGATCGTGAAGCTGTGCATCGAGCGCATGCGGCAGTTCTACGACGCAGCGCGCACTTTCCGCATCACAAATGAAATGCCCTACGAGTATGCGCAGATCGGCGTGAACGAGCTGGGCGATCAGGTGACGGGCGTGGATAGCCTCGGCAATGACCTGTTCCGCAGACCGGTCTTTGACATCAAGATCAAGGCGCAGAAGAAAAACCCATTCTCCCGCGCAGAACAGAACGAGCGGGCGAAAGAGCTGTATTCGCTTGGGTTCTTCTCCCCAGACAGGGCACAGGAAAGCATGATTGCGCTCGACATGATGGACTTCGAAGGGATCGACAAGATCAAGAGCCAGGTCAACAAAGGCGCGACGCTCTACAACGTCGTGCAGCAGCAGAGCGATCATCTGCAAAAGGCGCTCACGGTTATCCAGCAGCTTACGGGACAGGACATGGGCATCGGAATGACTGGCGGCACGCAGAGCGGTGGCACGACCCGCAAGAGCGGCAGCAGCGGCGGAATTGAGAGCAAGAACGCCGACGCACAGAACGCGCAGACACCGTACATGCAGAAGCTTGCCGAACAGTCTAAGCCGAACATGGACACGGGCAGCAGCGCGGCGATGCCGGGGGTGTAAGTGCATGACGATGGTTCACATCGAGCACGAAATCGGCCGCTACATGATCCTGTGCGAAGGCCATTCGGCGGACGAGAAATGCTGCAACTACATTACTGGTGTGATGTACGCTTTCGGTGGCTATGTGAAGAACATGGAAGCCGAGGGAGACTGCGAGGTCTACGGTTTTGAGATCGACGAGGGGGCGCCGCGCTTCCTCATCCACTGCGGCGGCGATGAGCGCATCGAAGCGGCATTCATCGCCGCGTGCATCGGGCTCAAGCAGCTGGAAGACACGAGGCCGGACGCGATCTTCGTGCACGTCAAAGAAAATTAAAAAAATTTTTCTCACCCGTGGTGAGTTGGAGGAAGCCGCATGTTACGCTTTAGGCGTGCGAGTGGCTTCCTCCTATTCATACGCCCGCGAGGGAGGGTCGGCGTTTTTCTTCATCTTTTCGCCGCTCTCCCCTCCCCTGCGGATAATAGGAAGCGCTGCACGGCCTACACGGAGGGCCAAATATCCGCGATTTGACAAGCAGGAGGGATACCATGAACCTCAAAACCACGCTTCGCGTGATCCTGAGCCTCTTTGACGGCGGCGCTGCCGCTGCGGGAGCCGCTGCCGGTGCATCGGGCGGCGCTGAAGGAGGCGCGAGCGCACAGGGCGAGACTACAAATGCAAGCTCTTCTCCCACCCGGAAGGGCAAAACGGGCGAATACGCCAACGTCGTGTTCGGCAAGCAGGAGACACCTGACGATACGGGGGCCTCTTCTGGCGAGCCGAAGGGCGAGGGCGCGAAGATGCAGCAGCGCGACGCCGGGGCTGCGGGAAAAGGCGGGGAAGACCTGAAAAAGGAGTTCCTTGACCTCGTAAACGGCAAATACAAGGACGTGTACACTGCGGAGACACAGCGCATCATCAATCGCAGATTCGGCGAGGAGAAGGCTAAAGACCAGAAAATCGCCGATTCGCAGCCCATTATCGACACACTGATGCGCCATTATGGCGTGTCGGACGGCGATATGAGTAAGCTGCGTGCGGCTTTTGAGGGCGATGCGGCGCTCAATAGCGTGCTCTACAATGCGGAAGCGGAGAGCATGGGCATGAGCGTTGAACAGTACCGCGAGTATGCGCGGATGCAGCAGGAAAACGAAGCGCTCAAACGTCAGGAAGAAGACAGACGGCGCCAGCAGAAAGCCGACGAGACTTATAACGACTGGATCCGTCAGGCGAGCGAGCTGGTCGGCACGGCGGACGCACCGGGCGAGTACCCTGAGTTCGACCTCAAGCGCGAAGTCGCGGAGAATCCGCGCTTCATTGCGATGCTGCGTGCTGGCGTTCCTGTAAAAGACGCTTACGAGGTATCCCATTTAGGCGACATTCAGGCTCGCAGCGCAGCGAAAGCTGCGGCGGAGATGGAAAAGCGCGTGATGGATAACGTCCGCGCGAAAGGAATGCGCCCAAACGAGAACGGAACCACTTCCCAGCCGGGGGTCATTGTCAAGAGTGACCCGAGCAAATTCACGAAGGCCGACCGCGCAGAGATCGCAAGGCGCGTGCGGCGCGGCGAGCGCATCGTATTCTGATGCCCGCCTAATTTACCGACTGAAAGAAGGGAGATAAAAATCTATGAAGAAGTTCAAAGACATTTTCATTCTGCCCGTCATTCTGAGCCTGTTTGAGGGCCAGACGAACGTGACGACCGATGCCGGTCTCTCGGGTGAGATGAAAACCTACTACTGCGACACCCTGATCGACAACGCCGAACCCGAGCTGGTGCATGACCGCTTCGCGCAGAAGCGCAACATCCCCAAGGGCAAGGGCAAGGAAATCGAGTTCCGCAAGTATGATCCGCTGCCCAAGGCCTTGACGCCCATCACCGAAGGCGTTACGCCCAAGGGCCGTAAGCTGTCCATGACCACGCTGACCGCGCAGGTCGACCAGTACGGCGATTTCGTCGAGATTTCCGATATTCTCGACCTGACCGCCATCGACAACAACCTGCAGGAAGCGACGGTGCTGCTCGGCTCTCAGGCGGGCCGCACGCTCGACACCATCACCCGCGAGGTCATCAACGGCGGCTCTAACGTCCAGTACGGCGAAGGTCAGGTGACGGGCCGCCATCTGCTCGTTGGCGGCGAGACCACGGGCAACCACTATTTCACGGTGCGCGCCGTCCGCAAGGCGGTTCGCTTCCTGAAAACCATGAACGCCCCGCGCTATGAGGGCTCCTACTGGGCCATCATTCACCCTGACTGTTCCTACGACATTCAGGATGACCCTGACTGGAAGCGTCCGCACGAGTACAAGGATACCAGCAACATCTACGACGACGAGATCGGCAAGATCGCTGGCGTCCGCTTCATCGAGACGACCGAAGCGAAGGTGTTCCACGCGGACGATCTGACCGAGGGCGCACGCGACCTGACCGTCAAGAGCGCATCCGGCAAGGTCCTGACCGTAAACGAGACCATCACCACTGCCGACGCTGCAAAGCTGGCTGGACGTGAAGTCGTCATCGATGGTGCGCTCCTTGAGATCGAGAGCGCCTCGGCCGCGGCTGCTGGCAGCGCGACGATCACGCTGAAAGAAGCGCCTGCTGCCACCCCGACGGCGTCGACCGCCATCTATCCGGGCGAAGCCGGTGCGAAGGGCCGCAACGTCTACTCCACCCTCATCATGGGCGCGGAGGCTTACGGTACGACCGAGCTGACCGGCGGCGGTCTTGAGCACATCGTCAAGCCGCTCGGCTCTGCCGGTACGGCTGACCCGCTGAACCAGCGTGCAACCGTCGGCTGGAAGGCAACCAAGGTCGCCGAACGTCTGGTTGAAGCGTATATGATTCGCGTGGAAACGACTTCCACGTTCGATGAGACCCCGCTGACCTAACCACCAAGGGGGCGGCTGTGAACGCCGCCCCCGCTATTGAAACGGAGGAAAGACCGATGAGCGAAGCGAAGAACGCCGTTGCGGCTGTGAACGCCGCCCCCGCAGGCGAGGAGTACGTCAGCGTCCGCCTGTTCAAGGACAGCGGCAAGTACAAGGATGACCTGCTGGTGTGCGTGAACGGCGAAAGCTGCCTGATCCAGCGCGGCGTGACCGTGCAGGTCAAGAGAAAGTTCCTGTGGGCCATCCAGAACCAGATGAGACAGGACGCCTCGACCGCGAATCTCATTCAGACGATGAGCAGCGACTACGTTGAGAGCGCGAAGGCCCACAACGCGTAAGTGAATACGACCGCGAGACACAAAAAATGAGTTGCGACACGGCGCAGCAAGGGACGAAAAAGTCGCTCTTGCTGCGCCGTTTTCCATAAGAGAGGTGACAACATGGTTATTGAAAATGCTTACGCGCTCGAAGAGATCAAGCTCGGGCGCAGGGGCGAGAATCAGGCGCGCAAGGTCGTCTTTGACGTGCTGGGAAAGTGGCGCGAGGGCTATGGCGATGGCGTGGCGAGCCTGATCGTGCAGCGAAACGGCGATGCGCAGCCGTATCCCGTGACGGTGACGGAAGATAACGGCGCGCTCGTGTGGCTGGTATCGAGCGTTGATACGGCGGTGGCCGGTGAGGGCGCGGCAGAGCTGCGCTATACCGTGGGCGATACTATCGTAAAGAGCCAGATATACAAGACGCGCGTGCGCGAAACGCTGGAAGACAGCGGCGAAACACCGCCTCCGGGCTACCAAAGCTGGGTCGATGAGGTTTTGCAGGCGGCGGCGGATGCGGAGACGGCGGTTTCCAAGATGCCAT